AGGTAAAAAAAAATTAAAAAAAAATAGGAGGAGGAGTAGAACTTAATCTACTCACTCCCCCTACTTCCATCATTAACAATTCACTTAGATTTACTGGCATTATTAGGATTAAATAACCACCAAAATATACCAGCACAAATTACTGTTGCAGCTAATTCACTCATAATTTATATCTCCATTTATAGCCATAGGATTTACCATTAGGGTATATCCTTAGCTGATTATTAATTGCTTTCTTTATCTTCTCCCAATCTTTATTTAAGGTCTGAGACAGTTCCTTGGCTGCTTGAGTAGTAGAATTATACTCTGCTATAAATTTCCCATCTAAGCTATATTGTAGAACAGGTTTATTAAGCCAGCTATTTGATTGTCCTCTTTTATTAATAGACTGTCTCTCTTTAACAGTTCCATATCCAACATTGTATTTTCTTGTACACCATTCAAGATTAGACACAATATTATTGTTCTTAATTTCATCCTTATGATTAATCTCTTTATAATCATTAGGATTGGGAATGAAGTGTATTGCTACTAATCTATGTACAGAATGCCATTTAGCAATATGATTGCTACTTTTTAAGTTTACTAACTCATAGCCATCATCATTAATCATAGGCTTTAGGACCCTATCTTCTAGACTACATCCCTTCCCACTTCTTCCAAGAGACTTAACCCTACCTAAGTTTGATACTTGGTACAAACCTTCATATCCTTGAATATCTTTCCAAATTTCTTCCATATTAAATGTTCTATTGTTCACTGCAAAGATACAAATAAATCCACTAATATGCAAGTGGATAAATAAATTATTTATAGTGAATAAAAAAAGAGGAGAGAAATCTCCTCTTTTAATTATTGCTTGAAATAAGGTATAGCCAATTCAGGGTCTATACCTCTTGTAATAGTACTTCTCATAGGAACTAATGGACTTTTCATTAAGAGCCTATAAGCCTTAGTCTTATCCTTAAACTGTCCTGACTGTATAAGAGCATCCTCACCTGCAAACACTTCATAATTCATTGGGTTAATCAACCCAACTAAATCTAAAGTAGATTGAATTGTCTGGACGGCTGCTGCTGGGGATTTCATAATTTTCAATCCTTCATCAACCATAGGCTTTCCTGGGATTAAAACACCAGTTTCTGTCTTTAGTCTTCTAAGTTGATATTCTACTATCTTAGTAAGCCAAGGTCTGTTATCCTTATCATCCCAATCAATCATTCCAAGTACTGCCACTATCGCTAAATAATGGGCAACCTCAGTAACTGCTCTTTTAATATTAGCCTTTTCAGTTTTTGATAATTTGTTCCAATCTGATACTATATCAAATTGGGACTTTCTAAGTTCCTGTGCCAACTGCCATAGAAACCTGCCTGTAGTTATGTAGTAACCTTCAGTCCAAGTTTGTAAGTCCATATTGTAAGAAGCTGATTTGAACCTTCTGTTAAGTGAGGGTTTCACCCACTTCCTAAACATTATTGCCATTCTACCTATAGCCAGCCTTTGTACTGCATTTCTGTCAGCTTTATTATAGATACCATGCATTCTTTGGTTTATGGCAGCAGACTTTCTACTGAAAGCTATAATATCATCCTTTGTGAATGCAGAGCCATCTTCCTTAGTATAACCTTGCTTTAATTGAAGTTTAGCACCTAACTTCTTATTGTTCTTATCAATAGGGACTACTTCCATAGCATCCCATAAAGATACTATTTTGCCATCAGGAGCCTTCATTTTATAAGCATCTGCAAGTGCCAATGAGGTTCTATTCTGCATCCAATGTTCTCCAGCATTATTCATAAGGAATAATGCAGATGTACCAAACATTCTGCTAAACCATGTCTTCCTGTCAAAGTTTACTTCCTTGACATCAGTTTCATATTCCTGCATAACATTGAATAGTTCATCCCACAAAGCAAGTTTGCTTGTTTTCACCCTATTGCCAATCTCTGCAAGGAACTCAGGCAATGCCTGACCATAGTTCCTGTCAGCCCTAAGAGTATTGGATTCATTGAAGAACTCTCCGGAGAAAGACTCAATCCTCATCATTACTCCACCAGTAGCCACATTGGAGATACCAGATAAGACGTTAATTGCTAATGTGTTAAGAGAAGTCATCCTATTAACGAAATTAGCTACCTTTCCTTTATCAATCTTGGTATTGCCAAATGTTCCCTCGTCTGCCATATACCTGCCATACACCTGCATCTCAAAGAAATCATTTAATCTCTGCATGAATCTTGTCTCATCTCCTGACTTAGTCAATACTGATTCTACCTTTCTTCCTACAGATTTGAACTTCTCTGCAAGAGGTTTACCTCCTCTTACCTGTACTATTTCCCTTTCCCTTAGCATATCCCTGCCAAGTTCAAGAACATCAATTACCTTACCCATCTCATTGAAATCATTTGCCATGGCAGCATAAGCTGTAAGGGTAGATGTCACATCAGTAGACAGGTCATTGGGGCTTTCTCCCTTCTTCATCTTGGTATAATAGATGGGAAGTACCTGCACTTCTCTGCCTTCAAAGTCTTTCACAGTAGCCCTATCACCAAACTCGGTATCATCTGTCCTTCTGATGAACTCATCCTTTATACTTTCCCATATTTGTTTTGCTCCGGACTTTACACCATCAGAAGACTTTACCCTTTCAAGTAAATCTTTTCTAATCTTAACTACATTGGTTAAAGTAGTATACTTGTCAGGAAGGTATGAATCTAGCTTGGCCTTTATATCCATAACCTTATTATAGTACTCTTTCTGAGCAGGATTCAGGTTTTGATAAGCCTTATTGCCATAAATGGATACTTTAGGTTGTTTCTTTCCATCAACAATCTCCATGTTGGCATCAAACCAAGCCTGTCTTTCCCTCCTATACTTTTCTGCATAATCACCAACAGGATTATGCCCATACTTCTCATTAAGAGCCTTGAACATTTCCCTAACTTTCTCTTTGAATAAGCCTTGGTTAATCTCAGATATATAGTTACCTGTCAGATTACCTTTGCTGTCCCTTTCAAACATCCAGTCAGTATTCTTTATACCAGCTTGTTCCAGCTTAATAGCAGCAGCTTGTAACTCCTTCATGACATTAATAGTCTCAAGCCTTGCATTTTCCTTACTCTTCTTGACAGCTTGGTCCATTACCTTCAACATGTAGTCTGAGGAGTCTGCCATAGAATCAAGCCACCTGTCAAAGAATGATATATCATTGTCAGCCACCTTGACCAAGTCCTCGGCGGTCATGGTTTTACCCTTAAACTTACCAAAGGGGACAGTAATGCTTTCCCCTACAAAGGGCTTGATAAAATCAACAAAGAGAGGCATTGATACATTATTATATTTGACAAACAGGTCACCAAGCAATGTACTTGTATTGTCAAGTGCTACCCTTACTCTTTGACCATATCTGTTGTCTTCATATTTTTCCTCATCAACAAGGGATTTTCTTATGTCATCAGTAATGTGTTTGTAACTATATAAGTAGTTCCTCACATCCCTTAATACCCTAGCCCTCTCATTTGCATCAGCGGCAGGAGTATTCTGTAACATAGTAAGCCTGTTATTCACTTTAGATAACTCTTCAAGTGCATTCTCTAGGAATGTATAAATGCCTTCTATCTCATTATTATCAGCCAATTCAATATCCAACCTATCAATAAGGAGCCTTTGGTTGGCACTAAACTGGCTATTGGGGTTTCTTTTTTCGTAAATCTTCAGCCTCTTTAGCTCATTGCCAATAATCTCCTGAAGTAGTTTCTTATCTCTAGTTATCCTCTCTGAGGTATTATAGAATACTCCACTTGATTTGATATTGTCAACATTGATAGTCTCATCCAAGCTTCCATCAAGTATCTGCCTTGCTAAAGAGCCGAAATTCTTGTCAGCCTCCTTCATGGCTCTCTGGATAGGACTTGCACTGAGTTTCTGAAAGAAACCCTTAACTGCTTGGATTACTCTTTGCAGGAGATTTTTATAGGGCTTTGATGGAATATCTTCACCTTGTAGCAAATGCTTTGCAAGCAATTTACCCGCAGCTTCTTTTGCCAGCTTAAACTCATCACCATGATATAGTGTATTATAAGTATCGTAGTCCTCACCCATGATTTCTCCTGTCAGCCCATTAGAGGATATATTATTGACTAGCCTTGTCACAAGAGGATTATCCCCCATGGCCTCAATGGCAAAGTGTGCAAACTCTTCAGGAAGAGCCTTCTCACCTTGGATACCATTAGCAAGCCTAATCATTTCAATAAGACCATCTGCCGCATTCCTTGCAACATCAAAGTCAGTTACACCATGAATGCCCATTCTCTTTTCAAGGTCGGTCAAAGCACCTATCCCTATACCATGGGATTCAAGAATACTTCTCAACCTATTATTAAGGTTTTCATTGTATTCCATCTTATCTGCATTTATAGAGTTAAGTCTATTTCTTTTCTCAACCTTTATTCCTATAAATATTCTTGGGGACTCAGAGTCCTGAATCTTGATTATATTAGCCACATAATCATCCCTAAATTCAGAGTTTTGATTAAAGGCTATAGCTCTTTGTTTTAACTTCTGATAATTATCATCATTGTTTACCCAAAGAGCAGGTCTATCTAATCCTTTCTTGTAATACCCAATCTCTCTATTGAGTCTTTCAAGTACTTTAGTGTCTGGAATAACCCTACTAAGATTAGTTTGTTTTAATAAACTTCTCAGTGTAGGCTCATTGTTTTCATCCAAGACTAATCTTGGATTCCAATCTCTTATAAAAGAGTCAGACTTTGTGATAAGATATAGTCTTGCAGCTTCACTCCTATTATTGGAAGTGAAGGACAGCAAGTCCTTAAATAACTTGCTGTCCACTACTTGACCATTTCTATTCTTCACTTTTGGAATAATTGCACAACTTTTTGCCATATCTTACAATTCATATAATGTTGGAGCACCACAAATACTGTCACCATTTTCATCCTTGTACTCTGTATTAGGTTGAATAGATGTTATATCATCAGTCTTAGGAGCAGAGGTATCAAGAGGAGTGCCATATACTTGTTGGAAAGCATCCACATCTACTTGAGGAATATCTTGATAATCAGGCATGGAATCATAATCCACTTCCACATTTCCATCATCAAATCTTGATAATGTATCTGCATAAGGGTCATAGTCCTTCCTGCTCTTATCAATTACAGTTTCCATCTCTTCTGCATCCTTACCATACTCATATTCAATGAAACTGTTCCTGAAACCTAGTGGCTCAATCCTTTCATAGGTTGCCACATTAGCCTGCTCAGTGCCTAATGAGAGTAACTTGTAATAGATATACCCTCCTCTGATTCTCTTGCCTATATACTTGAAGAAGTCATAGACTGGACCATCAGGGGTATCTATCCTTTTCTTGATGACTTTCTTATCACCAAAGGTAGCATCACCATCAATCACAAATGTAACCACATCCTTGATTTCATTATCCTCTCCTATGAACTGAACAGAGGCTGTGTCAGGAACTTCAGGAACCAACTTCCTATCATCCAAGTGGTTATAGACATATTGGTCTACAAATTGACTGTAATCATCATTGGATAATGTAAGACTTCTTAGTGTACTTATATACTCCGGTATGATGTTTCTCACTGCCACAGGAGCCAAGTGGATGAAGGTATTTGGACCAAATGCGAAGCCATTCCTGTAATAGCTGTACCTGAACAGGTTAAGAGCAAGTCTCTGAGCTTCAGGATTAGACATATATAGGAGAGATGTCCAATCCCTCATATATCTTTCCCTTAAAGTAGGACTTAATTGACCTACATTCTTGAACACTACAGTGTCCACAGGATTAGTGTCATTTGCCCTTATTACCTTGAGTCTCTTAATAAATTCAAGGTCAGCTATATCTTCATTGTCTGTTACTACCTTCTTAAAGTAAGCAGGGAAGTTATTGATGAAATCTTTTCTCTTTTCAGAAGAAGAAACAATAATATCACCTACTTCAGAGTCAGGGTTTACAACCAGCTCAGAACCAAAGAATCCATTCTTTGACATTATATAGGCAAGCAAGTCATTGTAGACACTATTCATAGTCTTTACATTTAACCTGCCAGTCTTTGTCAAGTCTCTAAGGCTATCAATTACAGCCCTGAATGATTCAGTATATTGAGGGAAATAAGAACCTAACATTCTCTCTGATGTCTGCAAGCCAAGGGTATAGAAAGCCTGTAAGAATGGGAGAGGAGCTGATAATAATCTTTCTCTAAGAGTGTCAGTATCCGGATTATCTGCAAGCAAATCATCATATATGACATTGGCATTCTTCAATGGGAACTTATCATTACTCTCTATTTGGTCTAACAGGTCTTTTACTTTCTGTATCTTCAACTCTGTATCTGCAATAGTAGGACCAGCAGCACCACCTTGGGTATCAGACCTTGTGGCTTGTACTAATTGACCCAAAGCATTGGCAGAGTTCATGACTCTCTTGAACAGATAACCAACTGCAACTTGTTTCTGATAGAACTCTATCTTCCTAAAGTCAGAAGTCTGAGACCTATCAGTAACAGTCTCCTTGGCAAGCATTATATTGTCTGCAAGCTCTTCAATGTAGAAGCTGTTGTTCTTATAGTTATCATAAGTCAAGTCACTATTGAGAGCAGCCCTTTCCTTGTACTTGTCAAGTACCTCATCAATAATAGTATCTTTGCCTTTACCCTCTCTGCTCTCTCTAAAGTAGGTTTGAGTGATTTCTTGGACAATAGGCTGCATCATAAGCAAACCTATTTCAATAGGATTGTAACCTAACCTTGAAAGAAGCATAGAAGCATCAGCAGTAAATGTATTCTGATTAAGTGCTGCAAGCACAGGGTCTTTCACATTATCCACAGAAGCAGCTAGGAAGCCAGCATTGTTCTTTGAGATAAATTCCTTATCCCTATTCATGACATCATGCAAAGATGTAAGTCTCTTTCCATTCAGTGTAAATGAACCATTTTCCTCATCCAAAGCCAACTGAGTATGTTGCATTAAAGCATGGTTTGCATTATGGTTGGCATAAATACCAATCAACTTAGCACCAGTCATGTTCTGTTGATGTAACATTACTTGAGTTCTTGGTGATAATGGGTCCATTTTGACCTTTGTTTTCTCTGCTAATTCAGTAAGACTTATGAAAGGCTCCCCTTTCTTCTTCCTTTCCTCTCTCTCCTCATTAGATAACTCTAATGGCAAGTCAAAAAGGTAGGAAGATATTGGGGCTTTTATTTCCTTTCCTGCCCTCTTAATAGTCTTATTAAACTTAACACCACCTTCACTTAGAGCCTTAACCAAGCCACTCTCATAAGAATCATTGAGAATAGTCATTATTCTTGCAGACTTCTTCTGATAGTCAAAACCACCTGGGTTAAGAATCTTTGAAGCTGTATCTGCATTAGTCAAGACTCCATACATCATATCTATCAGCAAGTTATTTCTTGCCTCAAGACTGTTCTCCTGTGGAGACTTATTGAAGTCATACTTTACCTTACTTATAATAGGCTTGGCAAGTCTGTACTTCTCCTTATTCTCCTTGAACCATTCCTTAAAGTCATCAGTATCTGCATTGAGAATATCTTCTGCCAACTGGCTATGAGTGAATTGTGACAATACTTGATTGAATAAGCTATTCATTCTTGCATAGTCTTCTCTTGCCTGTCTCATATCATATTTCTTAACTCTGAACTCAGGTAACATGATATACATCTTATCCACATCAAAGTCAGAACCTGATAGAGTAGTAATCTCAGCAGGAAGCATGATTGCAGAACCATTCTGTTGAGGAAGGAATCCCTTAATATACAGAGGAGCCATTGAGTACTTATCCTCTGTTGGAACTCTATATCCAATCAACTTTCTCAAATCCTCAGGAAGTTTAGTTACATCAAGCTGGTGAGTATTTGGGTCCATGAGAGGTTCATAGAACTCTCTACTATATGCAGGCATATAGCACTCAAGGTAAGCAATTGATAATCCACCATTCTTTCTTGCTTCATTTACAAATGCTTCATATTCTTCTCTGGTAGCATTTCTATGCTCTTTAGAATACTTATCCCAAGACATCAGATTACCATCTTTATCTTTGAATACTACATTAAGCTCATCAGTTAAGCCATAATCAGATACCTGAATTAAAGCTCCTCCTCTAATCTTCTGTTTAGTGATTCTACTCTTGATTACACTATTAAGAAGTGTCTGTACCCTTTGAGATTGTACAGGGTCAAAGAGGGGTATATTGAAGTTATTGTTCTCATCAAGAGTACAGGCCCTCATCATATCCATGCCATATCTCTGATTACCTCTAATCTCTTCAAGTAGGATTTTCTCCACTTCCTTTGAGTCTTTGAATATCTCATCCACATCAGCAAATGCTTGTAGGATATTCTCAGTATTGATAGCATTATACAAGTCAAGCCACTCTTTTTTAGTCATGCTTCTGCCATCCACTGTAATGGTAGCATCATCACTAATGTCAGCAGTAATAAGCTTTCTAATCTGAGTACCTACCAATTGGACTGCATCAATAGCATGCTCAGGAGTTGCAGTCTGAATACCATAATCCTCATAAGATACCTTATGTACTACATTAGGATTCTCATTACCAAATCCGATACCTGTAGTATCCTTTAGTCTTTGGGTGACTTCGTCCTCTGTACTTACATCATTCAAATCTATGACACCTTGTTTCCCAACCTTAGTGGTGGATTCAAACTGTACCACATCAATCTGATTATCCTCCATAAACCTATTTATGGCTTTTAGCTTGCTTGACCTTCCTAATGGGCCAGCTACCAACTCATGCATTGCAAGTAACAGAAACTCTGAGTTCTTATGTTGCACAGGGGTTTTGATTCCAGTATGCCCTTCAACACCACTGTTATTGTTGACTTGTGTATAGACATAAGGCTTCTTGGTCTGCCAAATGATATTGAAGTCCTTTATATTCCAATCTCCATTCTTGAAGTTGTTATATGCCTGCTCCATATCATCTGTCCACTGACCTGACATGCCAAGTATTGCCCTATAGGAACTCAAACTTCTATATGCCTGAGCATCTGCTACATTCACATTTCTAAACTTGCTGATGATATTATCTCTGTCTATCTTGGTCATTTCATTTCTTCTAACCCTTTCATCAAGTACAGTCTTGATGTCTTCAAGTACAGAAGATACTATCTCATCATCCTTCAAGTAGATAGTTCTTTCCCAGTCCCTACCAATTCTCTCACCTTTATAAGTAGCCTTAGTATTCAGTCTAAGGGCAGGAGCATGAACCTCCTTATATCTCTTCTGAAAGTCCTCAAGATTCTTATAGAAGGCAAGGTCTGTAGTAGTAAGCTGGATAATTTGTGAAGTAGCTAACTTACTGTTCCAATAGTATTCCCTAAGTGCATCCTTAGCATTGTTCTTAACAAACAGGCTTCTTGAGATTGACTGAGCATCTTTCAATTCCATCTCACCTCTTGTTGCCTTATCTGTCAGCAAATTCTTAATCTGCTCCATCAGATTATTGGCTTCCCTACTATCAAAAGCACTATTATTGTTATAGGCTCTAAGCATCAGTTCCATATTGGTATTCCATAATGAACCTAAAGCATCCTTAGCCTTGATAAGTGCTTTTGCAGTTATTGCATTCTGCTTGGATTGGCCTTCAAAAGGAAGATACTTGTACTTACCATTAGGAAGCTCATCCAAAAGTCCTACCCTCATCCAATCTCTATAGGTCTGTTCAAAACCATCTTCCATCATGTCATTAAGAGTGGTTCTTAGAAAGTTCCTAAGTTCAGCACCAGTACCCTTGGATTTAAGTCTGCTTAGCCTATCAATGAATGTCTCTCCATTGTCATATCTGAGGTTGTTAAGTGCAGGAAGGAACTTAAATTCTGCACCTCCCATACTCTTTATACTCCCATCTTCCTTTCTGACAATATCATAGTTGGCAATAGGTTCTACACTCTTATCTCCTCTCTGATAAGCCTCATCTCTTTCCCTAACCAGCATGATTCTGTCATACTCTTGATTAACCAAGTCTACTAACTTGTCAAGGATAACATCATCATAGGTTCTCTTCTTACCATTTTCATCAAGCACATCACCTGTTGTGTACTTTCTGAATCTGATAAACTCAGCAGAAGGGCTATCTGAAAGAATAGGAACATGATACCAAGCATACTTTATACTTGACTTTGCAGAATCAGGGTCTCCCCAATATTCTGTAAGAAGAGCCAAAGTATAATCCAAATCATCCCAATTAGTATAGTCTACCTTATCAGAGTTCAATACTACTTTATGGTTAAGACCTCTTCTCAATTCATCAGACTCTGCAAGCTGTCTTAGCCAGTCATTTCTCCAATGACCATCCTTAAAGAACCACTCATAATCCTTGAACTCAGTCTGCATAAACTGTTCAAATCTCTCCTTGTCATTCATAACATTCTTGAGATTCTTAATAAGTTTACCTAAGTAGTTAGGAGTAACATGAGAATAGTAGGACTTATCGTTCTCTCTGACACTGCTCTCAATAGCATCCTCAGTTACTTCTGCCATTATACTTGCAATCATATTGTAAGCAGAGCCAAAAGTATTGATAAGGTCTCCTCTCTTCTCAGTACCATCCTCCCTTGTCTCAGACTTGACTTCACCTTTCTTAATACCACTGAATATAACATTCAATTGTGGTAAAAGAAGCATGATTGGGTCAGTAAATGTGATGCCTGGAGCTGTCTTTATATCAGTTAATGCAGTCTTCAATACAGAAGGATTGGCATCAATACCTAACATATGAAGTAACTTCATTATGGTACTCCATACATCTTCTCTCTCCAAGAGTTGAAGTCTGGATTCTGTATCAAGGTTCTGGAACATATTGTTCAATGTCTCAGTCCATTGTAAACCTTTAGCTGCATTATCCTTGTTTATTTCCCCATTCTTCTCATATACACTATCATCATCAAGCTGTACTCCATTCTCATAGTTATCTCTCCAAGCATCAAGGAGATAATACACACCTTCAGGCTTATTGATGGCAATAGTTTCCATCTTGAGTGTACCATCAGGCATTATCCTCTTCTTCTGAATCCAATAAGGCATATAATCCTTCCTGAAGTCCTGATAGAATTGAGAGAACAAAGTCTCATCACCTTGAATAAGCTTGGTAACCTGCTTTACCCAAGGCTTGATTTTTTGTAAATCCTCCATGAGAGGAATCATATCATCAGAGTTAATCATATCCTTTAACTTGTCAATGAAGGTAGCATGGACATAGTCTGCATCAAGGTATCTTGTGAAACCCAAATCATCCTTTTCATATTTACCTCTATAGTCAAGTTTAGGTACTTGTCTGATTACTTTTCTTACAGCCTGTGACAGTGACTCATGAGAACTTACTTGTCTGAAATTGGTCATCCATCCATCCTTATAAGCCTCTTCTTGTCTCCAATCCTCTGCTTCATTATCTACCTCACTGTTACCATCAGGGTCATCATCATTAAGGTTTGCATCAGCAGGTGCAATGTAGTTGGGGTCTATCCTAATACCCTCAGTCATTACAAGCAAAGTACTTGCTTCCTCAGCAAGAGCCTTATAGACATAAGGGTCATCAACTATCTTCTTATACTCCTGATTCTTATAAGCAGCTTTCTTCTTGGCAGATTCTAATTTCTGCTCATCAGAGAACTTATCTGCACCTTTCATGGAGTTGATTGCATTAAGTTCCTGCTGGGTTCTGCCTTCTTCAGTATCTTGCACATAAGAATTGAAGATATTGGCTACTCTCTTAAATATACCAGCAGGTGTATATTTCCTTATGGCAGAGAGTCTGTCCAAGCTATTAAGCTCAGCCTGCAATCCCTCTTTCTCTACACCATTTACATTATCAATTCTTCTCTTCAAAGAATCAGTCATCTCCTGTAGGGCACTATCAACTTCATTACTGAAGAGTCTTGCAATAAGTGCTACTCTGTCTCTTCTTGTTGTTGGGTCAAAGAGTAAGTCCACCTTTTGCTGCTCCTCAACAGAAGTAATCCTTGGAGTATTAAAAGAACTGCTAAGTGCCTCATCAAGCTGTTTAGTAGCTTCACTACTTCTCAGCTCCTTAATAAAATCATTGAGTTCACTGCCTAATGGAATATCCTCAATAGACTTATTATTCTTTTCCTGCCACAGTCCAACCAAGTTAAGTATTGATTGCTCTGTTTCATTAGGAAACTTCTTAGCTAATTCTCTAATTTCTGGTGTTATAACTAAACAACTCATATAATTAAAAGTATTATTTGTGCAAAGGTAAGGAATTTAATTGTAATACACAAGGTATTATGGGAAGAAGTTAAGGAGGAATAAGTGATTAACTTACTCCTCCTTATAAGATTACTCAACAATGTACTTGACACCATTGAATATAAGCCACTTGATAGTGTTGATATTGACTGGTCTAATACCTGACTCTTTATCAGTCTTAGTAATATCCATATCTACACAATCATATCTGCCATCTCTTGATTCAAATTGAATCTTATAGCCTCTAAGAACTCTATCTTCACCTTCTTCATAAGGAAGTACAGGGTTATTAACCAGCTCAGTAATAAGATTCTTTGCTGCATTTGCAACACCTTTCTTATTGTTCTTAACTGTGTCAATACTATTTGAGAACTGCTCTACAATAGCATCAATCTCTTCCTGTAACTTCCTCTTACTCTTAGGCTTATCCTGCTTCTTGAAGCATACAGTAAATACTTGACCAGAGTGAATGTTCTCCCAAATACTTCTAATACCAAGAGTACCATCCTTCTTATCTTCCTTAGTTACCTTTACTGTAGTTTCAAATAAGTCAGCAGAATTAGTATAGTTCTTCAGATAGCTCATACCAGTCACCACTCTTAAAATGAGTAAGCTAAGCATTAGAGCCTGATACTCTGTTCACAATATAGTGAGAACTCTCACTAATAATGGAACCTTGCTTTAACTGATTTATTTGCTCAATCATATCAAATAAGCTTTTCTGTATTAGACATAAATGTTTCAGCCTCCTGCTTAGTAACACCAATAGTTTTGATGTCTTCCTGCAATGCAGCAATTTGAGATTCCTTCTTTGCAATCTCTGACTCCATTTCTGCATGGAGATTACTTGCATTCTCATATGCAGTCTTAAACATAGACTCAATGCTTGCCATTCTTTCACTGAAAGAAGGTGCAGCTACAACTGATTTCTTCGTACCAAAAGCCATACTTTTTTTTTTAGTTATTAATATACTTTCTTGCAATAAACTCTTTCATTAGAGGTTCTGCTAATTCCTTAGCCTGAGGATGTGGAGCACCTGTAGTACCTCTTGCTCTTAGGTCAAAGAAGTGATTCCAATCAGATACAAATCCAGTTACAACCAATTCTGTCTTTAAGGAGTTAGGTAAAACAGCTCTTGCTTCTTGTGGTTTCCAACCTAAGTCAATCAAGTCAATATAATCCTTTTCAGCATTATTTAGACTGGCAATGAAGATACTTTCAAGAGATTTATCCCTTATTACAGTATGATAAGGTCCATATAGTTTCAGTCTCTCATCATCCAACCAACAGGGTTGAATAAATGTAAGCTCATTGCCAAATTTATCCTTGGAATAGTTACAATACCTTGTGCTTTCTTGGGCAAAAGACATTACTCTGTGCCTTACAAACTCATGTGATACGCCTCTATCACATACAAAGTGTACAGTGATTCTCTTCTCATGGGACTCTGTAGGTTTACAGATATACTTTAAGTCATCAAGCCAGCCATTCTCTACCAATACTCTGTAGTTAGTAGTAATGCACTTACAACTTCCATAAAGTATATCACCATGACAATTATATACCTCTGTTCCTTCTTTAACTACTGAATACTTATTAGACTTATATTTATCAATCAGCTCAGAGTTTTCAATAACATTGAATACTTTAAGATATACTGTACCATGCTCTGACATAGCACCATGACCAGACTTAATCATTCTATCTACAAATGACTTGGCAGAATCTTCTGTAATCTTGTCCTCTGACTTATAGCATATTCTGCCTGCTCTCTCTATCTGTTTATATACTCCTTCAAGTCCAGAAGGTTGTTCCCATATCTCAAATGATGGTTTAATCAGTTTCATTGTGCCTAAATATTTTACTTATTAATTCCATAATCCTATCCTCTTTCCTGCTAATTCATCAATAAAACAGAATCTAGTTCCATCCTTCAAGGAATGTATATACTTACTGAAGTGTGCAATTAAAGGAGTCTCATTTCTTACCCCAACAACTTGCCCTGTTCTATATACTTCTTCACTAGAAGATTTCTCTGGGTCTATTCCAATAAAGAACACAACTTTGTCTTTATACTCAGAACACTCCTTACAGGCATGGTCAGAAAATCCTATAGCCTTCCCATTCAACCTCTCTACTTTAGAAGCAGCCTCCTTTGTAAGGCGAGTGTTTGTCACAATTACCTCTTCAGCTACTCCTCCGCAGATTGGGCACATGTACTTGACCAAGGAAACTTTAAAATTATCCATTTTCTTTCTTTTTTTTTAACCGGCAGTCTTTTTCAAGGCCCTTATACCATACTCTCTGACTCCAATTAGTTTGCGTTTATGAAAATTCTCATCGAATAGTTTTTCAGCCTCAGAGATACTGTCGGCCTCTATAAACACTGTATCTTCAAACCCAAGCTTACCAATGTAGCTTATGAGGTAAAGTTTAATTTCTACAAGTTTCATATTCCTTCTCTATATTTCTTACATAAGTAGAGTAAGGCAAGGGCATATGCCTTATTGTAATTACCCTTGCTTGCCTCTTCCATTATCCTATCCTCAAGATTCATGCGCTAAGCATTGCTACTATTCCATTCTGACACCTATTAGCTTCCTCCCATGCTGACTCCAAGTCCTCAAATACTAATACATCACATGTATCAGGGTCTCTTACAAGTTCAATGCTTCCATTAAAATCCTCTATCACTACTGCTCTCATATTTGCTTAAGTTTAGTGCGGTCTTTACAATCTTCACACCAGCAATCATTACTCTCAAGAGTGTCCGTGACCTGCCCAGTATTAGGGTTTATCCATGCTTGCACTTGATATTAGTGCCACCACATTCACTGCAACAATACTTTGACATACTCAATTATCTACTATACCTTTTCTCATATTACTCTTCTATCACCTCAAAATCATCAACACACCAACCTTTAAGGTCATTGTATTGGTCATTATCAAATTCTCCCTTTACATATTTGTAGGCATCTTGTGGAAGTGTAATTTGCTCTTCTACTGCCCTTTTAAGGTCACATTTAGAGTAGTCTATATCCTCAAAATACTCACCATCCTCGTCCTTTCCAGAGTCAGTTATGCTATAATCGGATACTTTAATCTTAACAGTCTTACTAAGTGTGACACTTACTGTAACCTCAATTTCCCTTTCAGGATTGTCAACCTGATTCCAGGGTGCATCCTTAGTATCTGCACCCGGAGGATAATATCCACTCTCAGTCATTTTTTTTTCTTTTTCTTTTTGAAGTCTGTTACCAAGTTGTTCTCTTTAATTAGTCTTCGAGCAATTACACATTCAAGATTCCTAGGTATGCTAATATGCCTTCCCTTGTCATTTACATAGATAGCATGGTCTCCACTATGTCTGCTATAGCGGAAACCATTAAATTTTACTATCCTTATAAACACCCTTGATGTATATTGTCTCATCTGTCTATTTTGTTCCTATATTCCTGACGAAGTCTTTGGTAATGTAAAATATGCTAACAAATATTATAATTATATTAAAGATAGGAACCATAGAAAATCCTACATACTCACTTACTTGGTCATCATCTGTCTTATCGAGAAACTCTACATTATTGTAGTACCTTCCTAATAATGTGCAGACAATGAGGGGTAAAATATAGAAGAAAATTATTATAAATGCTACCATATCCCAATAAATTTATATGTTTTCTTATAAGTAGCTGTAGTTGCATCCTCACCAATGGACTCTTGAAGTGGTACAATAGAGTCTTTATATTCAATACTATACTTAATATCATCCTGAGGTGACAACTTACCAAGACTCCGTAGTTCATCTACAGTACTATTATGAGCCTTTACACATCTCTTAACAAAATCATTCTCATGAGGCTTGAGGGTACCATCTATAACTACATCATAGCACTTCTTGAGGGCAGCGACAATGAACTGCCTTCTCATAGCATTAACCAGCACTTCTCTTTCAGGAGCCTGATGCTTGCCAAGCATATTCCTAATGTCATCATCACTGAACCTTACCCTATGCTCAGGGTCTTTAAGTACCCATTGCTTAGTCCAATCAGTCTTGCCACTACTTCGTGTTCCTTGGCATATAATTATCTTTGGCATTGTCTTTCCTCCATATATTCTTTATGTTCTCTACAATACTCACTTCCCTCAATAGCAGGCTTTCTACAAACACCAAAGGTGCACCTCCTCTTAGCATTAAAGCCTAATTCTATACTTGATTCTACTGAATCTTGGACTACTCCCCTGATGATACTAAATGCATCATTGAGCCTTTCATGTTCAAGGGATGTAAGTACTCCTTCCTCAAAAGGGAATCCTACCATACCCTTCAATCTCCAAAGGATTCTACTCCTCTTTTGCCACTTTAATTGTTTCTCTGTCATATCACATTCTTTGTTATCAGTATGTCTCTAACCCTGTTCCAATCTACATAGTCTCTATCATCTTCAGGCTCAATTAATGGAATACCCAAAGCTGCATCATCTATGTACAGGTTAGCAAATACTTTGGGAGATGAGGACCATCCATATTGTTCAGGATTCCTGTTAATTCCCCATAGTTCAATGTCATTGTCTATGAACCAACTTATAGCATCATCCAATATGTCCCCACTCCTCATGGTATATAGGATAATCTTATGCCCCTTTCTTACTAACTCCTTCAAGACAGAAACAGCACCATCCACATCCTCTCCTACCATTGGATACCTATGTTTAACACAAGTTCCATCAAAATCTACTGCTATTATCATAATTGCTCAGCTATTTTCTTGAGTAAATCAGACTTGGAAGTGAACCAAGACTTTCCTATTTCAGAATCCCTTACATCTGTAGCATAACAATTACTCATTGTATTGGATACTTTGTAAGTAGTATGAATTTCTGGAGAATGACTTACATTCTGCTCAAAAACACTTCGTATATTCACTACAACTTTCCTCTTAATCTTGAAGTTTTCATCAAGACTGTACAATGTAGTACCAATGTCCAAGATATTTTCTAGTTCTACCTTCATAAACTTTCCTTTCTAAGTAAAAGAAAAGGAAGGGCACTATTCAGTACCCTTCCTAGTTTTATCTAACCACATAACAGTCATTATAGCATAATTTGCAAGGTCAAGAAGAGTATCTTTAGTAGATTCATCATTAACCTTTGCTTCCTTATTTGTAAGAGACTCGATTCTATTCATCTTATCTCCCATCCTTACTATTGATGCTACAATGCCAAATTTATCAAGAGACTTGTCAAAGCTATTACCATAGTCATGATTCTTGGCTGCATAAGTCTTAGCCATGTTATTGGTAATCTCAGTGAACCTCTCCACACTTTCAGCCAGTTTAGGTCTGCTGCCTAACATTCTGATTCCTTCCTTTACCCCTTTTAAGAGAGAAAGGCCAATTTCTGTCCTACCAGAATCTTTATATGCAGTAATAGCTGCATCCAACCTATCAATGAGGTTCTGATATTCCTTGTTTATTATTACTTCCATTTCTTCACTTTATTAATTACTTAAATCTCAATGAACCCAACATGATGCAATCTCAGGCACAGCTTTGATAGTTACCTTCTTGCAAAAGATAGATGCTGCATACTCCATACATTCACTTAACTTCTTGGCTTCCTGTTCAGCTATCTCTTCAGGAGGCTCAATTAGATACTCATCATGAACATCATTGGGAATCAGAACTTTAAATATAAGCCCATCATCCACAAGATGATTGAAGTATTTAATGCCAGCTATCTTGGTCATGGCAGCAGCAGTACCCTGTGAAGGGTAATTGCATGATTGACTGTCAGATGCACTTTTTCTTTTCCACAAGTGCTTCATCACTGACACATATACAGTCTCCCTGTTAATGTCAATAAACTTCTCCTCTACCTTACCTGCCTTCTTGACTTTATATGAGTATCTGATAGCTATCTCCTCAATAGGGACTCCTTGAGCAAACTTCTTTGCAATCTCTTGCATGATAGATGGAGGAATCTCGGATATTACTCTGCCACTATCTCTTGCAGCTTTGTATATATCCCAAAAAGAATCTCCCATACTATTCTTTCTTCTCTCTATACCTTTTAGTATAGGGTAGTCATAGATGTATGCCCTTAATCCGGTTATCTTTGAGATTAGGATATAGCCCCTATCCCACATATCCCTCTTTTGTACCTTGAAATAGCTTGCTATACCATTAAATCTCTTGAAGTAGTTATTTTGAATCTCAGTAGCAAAATCCACAGGAATATTACAATTAGCTGCCATTGTAGGAGCCTGGCCATTATAATTGAAACAGAACCTTGCCTTCTTAGCCAAATCCCTAAGGTCTTTTCTCACCTTCTTGACCTGCCCTTCCTCAATACCATCAAGGTCTTTGGGGAAACACATCTTGGCTACAAAGGAATGCCCATCTCTCTCATTAGGGTCATTATAGAATGCAATCCATTCCCTATCATTGGATAGTTCAGTGAACACATGTCCTTCTTGGTCCCCATAATCACAGTCTACCAGCAAGTGACCCTCTTCAGGCACAAATGCTGCCCTTGTCTCCTCTGTGGCTGGGAGTTGCTGGATATTGACACTTTTATCATTTGTCTGTGTAGTGGTATTCTTATCCTTATCCTCTTCTGCAATGTCATCATCTTTTGTCTTGCCTCCTTTACCCTTTCCTCCTGAGCCACAAGATAACCTCCCTGTATCCATCATCTGATTGAATGTTGGATGGATTCTCTGTGTTATTGGATTAATGGCATCGAGGAAATTCTGACCGAAAGATGTCACTACTTTAAAAGCTGCCGAATACTCAAGGTATAAGGGAACAATATCACTTTTATCCTTTTGCATTTCTATATACTTGGACTCTACAGACTCCCTCATCTTACCTGTCTTCTTATCCTTGACCAACAAGTCAAATCCAAGTTCCTTGAATAGTCTGATTACCTGTTTGGAACTACTCCAATCAATAATACATTGAGGTCCTGTATCAAACTCAGAGAATAAGGAGGGTGCAGGGATTGCAACATATACACCCTCTTTGAGCTTGGCAGGCTTGCCCTTTTTATGGGAATCATAATTCCTTTGTATTAGGGAAGGGTCATTCTTGTCTAGCACATACTTGATAACCCAATCATTAAGCCTCTGCTCTGCAACCCTTAGCCTCTCCTTATCCTTGACCATTTTAGCTTTCCACCTAGATGGGTCAAGTTTAATGCCACAAAATTCAATATATGCAAGGACTCTTACAAACTTGTTCTCTATTTCAAGAGCATTCTGCTGTCCCCTCTGTGCTATTATCTTCATTTGGGCATTCATTATATCCTCAAGATATACTACGTCATTTGCTGCATAGACTATGACTTCCTCTGTTACACCTGCATGTATCTTTCCTCTCACAGTCTTATCCAAATAAACATGCAGGTACCTGTCACAACATGCCTGTAAAGACAGGGATACAATGCCGGGTGGAAATCCAAGGAATAGAATCTTCTCACCTAAATAAGTGTCATAGACATTTCTAATTACAATGTGTTCCTTATACAGCCATCTCAAGTCAAATTTTGCATTGTGGATGATGAACAGCCTATTACTTTCAAGATAGTCCTTGTACTGATTAATATCAACAGTTGTGCAATCTATCACCACTTGGTCTTCCTTATTTCCAAGTTGAAGAAGAAGCAGTCTCCCTGTCCATATCTCAGTCCCTGTAGTCTCAGTATCAAGCCCTACAATACTTAATGGATTCAGTACTTCAAATGACTCCTCTACAGTTATACACTTATACTTAGCACTTGAATACCCACCAAATAATTCCCTCTGTCCAGTAACATAGTATATCATTTCCTAATATAGGCTACCAATGATTTGAAATCAATCACATATTTGTACTTCTGAAAAAACAGGCTTCCCAATATACCATGTAATTGAACACCTGAATCTTCCTTAACCTGCCTGAATGCACTATCCATATTAAGTATGGTAAAAGTGTCTTCAAAGGAATTATCCTTATACTTGACTTCCATGGTACATGTAGGCATGCTTGATTTAACCTCTCCATCTATACCAAAGGTATCCAAGTTTTCAGTGCATTCCTTGTAATCCAAATCCTTGATAACAGACTTGTTGATTATAGAGTTATTGGCTCCTGTATCTAACAGGAAATTCAATTTCTTTCCATTATTATAGAAAGTTATTATGGGCAACTCCACCAAGTCCATTGACTCTTTGAATGACATATGAGGCTCACCATTCCTTTTATGGTCTTCGACTGCATTGACAATCAAAGCTACAAAAGCTACTATAGCAAACGTAATTAATAGTTCCAATATAAACATCTTCCATGCTTTTTTTATTATTTAACTCCGGTAGAACCAAATCCTCCTCTATTCTCTTCTCCCAAATCATCAACCTCTACAAGCTCAATACCAGAGCTAAGCAACCACTTAAGCTTCTGCCATATAGTAGCCTTCTGACTAAGCTGTATCCTAAACTGGCATATCCTATCACCACTATTAATGGTAGTATTCTCCATAGGAGAACATATATAATGCCACTCATCTGCATTGCCACTATAACTGTTGTCTACTATACCCTCTCCATTAGGGATAAACACTTTCAATTTATCAGGAGCACTGCTTCTGGAGGCTATTATAGCCTCAAATCCCTTTGGCAGCTTTATTGCTACTCCAAGAGGAATATAATAAACAGGTATCTTTACCTCCCTATGAGCCTCTGCTACTCCATTAACAGTTCTCCTCTTTAATGTGTTGGCCTGAGAAGCACTCAATTCAACTGTTTCAGCACTCCTCAAATCAATCCAATCTCCCTTTTCACTAATTGAAGGCATGCATCCTCCAGTCAATACTTTTACTTTAATCTTTAGTCTCATCTTTCCAAAATTCACTTGTCATATCTATAGTATAATACCTCTCTTCTTTTTTCAAATCAGGATATTCATGTATTACCTTACATACCCAGTAGAACCTCTGATTTGTACCCCTTCTTGTAAGTGGGCCATACTCTTCCATATATGGGCCAAGTTTGATATAGTCAAAGTTCTTCAGGTCAATTTCATCAGCCTGAATATCCCTGCCACTATACCATGCAACCTTTATATTGTTCCACTCTTTTAAGCCCATGCTACGTTTCTTCTCTACAAACTCTGCAAGCCTGTTTATGCTCTCAGGGTCTGAATCTCCACCCATAAATGCAATGCAGGTAATACCCTTATTGGCAAATACCATCCCCTCTAAAGCATCTTCATCCAATATTTCCCCAATGTCCTCTGCCAAGTAAGGGCTATGGCAGCCCTTACAATGGCATGGACAATTAGAGATATTTATGGCTAAAGTAACTTCATTTGGTACCTCTGCAAAAACTATCTTAGTATCTACATATTTCAACATAATTTTCCACGTGATATAATCATTATTGCAAGATACAGTCCTACCAACAATAGCAGTGGAATCCATAAAGGACTTAGGATTAGCCACCATGGCCAACTAATGACACCACATAGCTTCAGAACTACAAGAACTGCTGCTACCATACTAATCCACCTTTCCATATACCCTCCTTCCTGCCTCTATCTGCCTGTCTTCACCAAAGCTCTTTATGGGTCTCAGATACCCTATAACCCTTGTGTATTGGGTAATGTTCTTGCTATGGCACTTGGGACATTCAGTAATAGGATGCTTGGTAATGTAACCACAAGTATCACACTTACTATTAGGAATATTAAATGTGAAGTAGTTAGTTCCATTAGCTATAGCAAAATCTATAAGCTTGAGATATTGCTCCTTGCTGAGATGGTCTTCAAGATTGATATGGGCTGCACTTCCCCCATCAGTATATTGGTAAGTCTGTCTTCCATGAAGAATGAACTTATCAAGTACTGAAGTGTCATCATGGGCATTATAGAAGTATGAGTTATACAGGTTCTCATCATCGGGTACCCAATAATTATCTTGTAAATCCCATTGGTAGTTCTTTCCTCCTAATCCCTCAGCAGGTACTACCTCAGAATTAAATAGGAATGGCCTGCTTTTATCATGTATGGAATGTATCTTATTCTGTTCTTTAATAGTTCCAAGTACAAGTTGAAGGAATTTGATATATTCCTCATTGTTACTTACCTCAAGCCCCAAGAACCTAGCAGCCTCATTCAGACCATTAATACCTATGGTAGAGTATAATTTGCTGATATGGATATATCCTCCATTTGAAGCTGCAAACATTCCTCTCTCTTCCATTTCATATAACATGGTCTTGAAGGCTATATGATACTTGTAGACTCTTTCGAGAATACTTGTTAGGTACCTCTTGAACTCACTAGAATTAAAACACCCAAAGTCATTACCTCTGACCATACTGTGAAAGTTCTGAATGATTCTATTCATGTTAAGAGTGATTACATTGCAACTACCAGTCATAACACCAGTCAACCCACTTGTAGGGTTGAAGGTATTCTCTGCAAGCTCATTTCTCAATCTACAGCAAGATGCGAGACTATCAGCACTATCTGAAATATAGGTGAAGAAGCTATGGCCTTCTGCATACATTTCAGCAGTAAAGTCCTTATACTCCTTATCTATGATGTCATTAGTCTTTGGGTCATACACCATAGCCATAGTTTCCACGGGGAATGTAAGTATCTGCTTGGTTCTTAACTTATTGAAGAACTTCATAAACAGCCTTTGCAGGCAATCTATTGCCTCCCACTGGGGCTTGGTTCCATCAGGATAATAGAACTCTCCAAACAGAGAATCAAAATATGTGTGGTCATAATAAGATACATTGGTGAAAGGAGACTGATAACTCCTATTACCAGCAGGCTGGTTTACACCATAGATGAATTGCTTGAATGCTTTATATATGGCATCTCTTACAGTCCTCTGCTTACTGCAATGGTCTGTAGTAGTTACTACATCCAACTTTTCATACCAATTAGGACCAAATTCCTGCACAATGTAATAGTTAAGGGCAATAAAGTATTCACCTACTGCCACTGCACCTTTACACTGAGAAGATAGCAAGAAGATAAGGTTGGTTACTTGACCACTGAATGATTGCAGGTCATTAGGAGGTGTTGGAGTGATACCATCAATATTGCCAACTCCTTCCATCATAAGAGGATACAGACTCACAGCCATACAATACTGCTTCAAGACAGGAGTGGTTGCTTCATCATGTGTATAAATAACATGAGAGTTCAAATCCTCTTCATACTTCTTAGCTACTTCAGGATACATTTCATTCAGCTTGTCTTTCATCCTTTGCCTCTGAATAACCCTATTAGTAGTCTTATATACTTCACCCTCAAGGTTGGCAACATTCTTCATAGTTACATTTGCATTAGCATCTGTTTCTGATGAAGTGGCTGCATTTTCATTAGACTGACTATACTCATCCATATAATCAATTCTTTCTCTAATGAATCTTGCCTGCTTATGCTGCTCTCTATAAATGATATAACTCCTTGCTACATCAAAGTGTTTGTCATTCATAAGAACATCCTCAACCTTATTCTGTATCTCCTCAATACCTATAGTATCTCCTTCCAAAGTGCCAAATAAAGCACCCAGCATATCATACAGATACTGAGGCATTTTCTTGTTGCAAGACTTAAAGGCTTTCTCTACAGCACTTATAATCTTATCAACATTAAATTCCTCTATACTGCCATCTCTTTTTACTACTTGCATATTACAATGTATTTAACCATTCTCTTAAATCATTAGGACCAGTTTCATTAATACCCACAGGAACTCTTGGTCTGGAAGTGAGATAAGAAGAAAGCTCTTCTCCTATCACAAAAGGACTTCTCATTTCTATTTGGTCATTCTTTCCAAACTTCAATGTACCTCCTGCCTGTGTAAATGGACAAGTCCACACCAATGGGACAAGGATTCTCCTATTGACTACAATGAAGTCATAGTCAAGCAGCTTGAAGTCTTTGAAGTACTCATCCTTATCCATATTCTGCCTTATAATAGCCCAATATAGCCTGGCTTGAATATCCATTATCTTCCAGATAAGTCGTTAATTTATCTGCGTTCTCTTATGAACTGCTATATGTTACCATATAGATGAGACTATATCATCATCCTAATTTCTTAGGAGCCTCGCACTTCCACTCACTTGAGTGTACTCCCATAAAGGGATAGTCGTTGCACCTTCCTTATTATTAAGGCTTGGCTCAGGATTGTCCTAGAATAACCCATTTATATATTATAGGCTGTTATATTTCAAACAATTTTAGACCTATATATTAAATTTCAAGTCTTAGGATGTTCCCTGAATTCACGAGGTTTTTTATTATTGCAGATTACTCTGCCGAGATACAATATTCTTTATATTTATTATATTTTCTTTGAAGATATATAGTAGCATCCTGATATAGATAATCAAGTATTCTTTTACATACATTCTTTCCACTATAGTGAATAGTGACAGCAATAGTAGACTTTCTATGCTTTAGCCCATTATCAACAACTCCTACATTATTTATTAAATGCTCTTGCATTTTTCTAAGAGGATTTTCCATTCCAGTAATATTAAATTGGTAAATTAGACTATTTTCAGTTCTATCTTTTCTTTTTGTTACAGAAAAACAGCCATCACCATCATAATACCCTCTTATAAAATGTCTCATTAATTTATAATCTAATTGAGGAATTTGCAATGTGTAAGTCTTTGCTTGACTTAACCCATATTCAGACAACTTATTACATAGATGTTGGGAATATAAAGTCAAATTACAATAAGTTTGTTTATATAATCCAATGGGGTTATTAGCTTCTATACAAGATTTGAATTTTTCTAATATTTCTTTATCTTGTTTATGTAATCTAAACTCTATACAACCTTTATCTACATGATTATATCCATCCGCTGCAAAGAATCCTAACCAATAAGCTTTTTCTTGACAATCTATAATATCAAAATAATGTTCATTAAAATTATACTTTCTCATAATACATTGATTTATAATTCAATGCAAAGATAAGTAAAATTTCTCGTATCTCCAAATTAATAAATAAATTACTTATTTTTCATATCTCCAATCTACAAAGGATTTATAGAAATCCCACTCTGTATGGGAACTTGTTTTCAAATCTACTGGCTTTACCCACTTCTCCTTATGATTGACTATGATTAAGTCAGCCATGTTTCTATACTTTACACCATTGAACTCTCCTTTGAACTTCAACTGATAGAATCTTTCAATGTCTGGTTCAAATGGATTGTCCTCTGCAAAGTAGAATTGAGTGGATTTGCTCTCTTTCAATGCTCTTACTGCATTGCACACATCTTGGTAGGTCTGTGTGTCAAGTATAGTCCTATTACCTGCTACAAATAACAGATTATAGTATTCATATCCCTTTTCCTTAATTGCCCTAGCTCTAGTCTCTGGTCTCCAATTTATTTGATAACCCTGTTTCTCAGTCTCTTTGATAATTCCAGTATCCTGAATACTGTTCAGATTATCACAGGAATCCTTATATTGACTGAACAGGGACTTTACTATCCTCACAATAGAGTCAGGAATTGATGGGTACTCTGCCACCATAAATTCCTTATCAAATTCTGGCTGTCCTCCGGTAATGATGCTATCCACAGCTCTACCAAATGTCAGGGATGGGGTATCCAGCTTATCAAACAGCTTATCTAGGTTATTAAACCCCTCCCTCTCATATCTTGCTATGGTAGAGTAACTTAAGGCAGGGTCTGCCCTATATGTTGCCTCATCCACATCCCAGCTTATTTCCTTTAAAGATTTCATATCTAATAATAAAACTCTTCAAGATTATCTGATGAAGGATAGAGTGCCTCATAATAGGCATCAACCTCTGATTGCAACTTCCTCATTCCCTCAAGGTCAGCCTTCAGATACTTTTCCTTGGTGTTTGCTCTTGCGAGTGCAATCCTTGTCCTAATGATTGATGAGTTAACCAAGGACTGAAGAGACTCAAAGTCTCTGGTATCCAAAAGCCTGAATGCCAAGTTAACATCGTTACCGGGTAATGAGGGAATTAAATCCTTCATTCTATCTATGGGACTACTCTTGTTCATAATTCTTAATAATTTCTATTGCCTGCAACAACTGTTTCCTAGTATAAACCTCAAAGTATATGGACCTTTCCCCTTTCTCAAGATACTGGTCATTAAGGTACTTTATAAACATCTTTTTCTTAAGATAGAATACATCATTCTCTATTCCCTTAGCCTCTATGTAAACATTAAGGTCATTGTATTTGAAATAGAAATCTGGTGTGTACCGCACATCAATGATTTTTGCTTTCTTCCCGACCAGCATCTTTGATGAGCTGCCACCAATAGTTGCTAATCTCACATTCCTCTGATAATCAGTTTCTCTATCATAGTATGGGATTTCAGGACGAAACCCTTCCCATATAACAAATGCAATTGGTTCATACTCAGGCTTAAATCCTTGCTCAAGAAGAGTATTGTATATGCTCTTCTCAAGCTTTGATTTAAAGGTTATACCTTCAGAGGTGCTCTGTGTGGCATTCCTAATCTTCTTATTTACCATCCCTGAACATGTCTTTAAGAGCCTCTCTCAGGACCTTGCAAGCAAATTTTGCATCATCTATGGTTCTGAATGCTGCAAAGTTCTTGTAACTCCTGATACTGCTCTTATAGAGTTTGGTGATTCTCCCATCTGTAAGTGAGATTGAATAAATCTCAGGACTATTACTGATATGGTCTTCATACTTCTTGTCCAATTCAATGGCTATCTCCCTCAATATTATAGCAAATGCTGCTGCTGGATAGCAGGAATCAATGGTATTAAGATAGTTGCAAGCTTTTGCTGGCTTCCAACCAAATCTCTGTGCAACCTTATTGACATAGAAAGCCAAATCATCCTTTGAAATGTCATCTGCATCCTTCTTTTTCTCACTAAGGGACTCTTTTGTGCAAAGAACTCCTTGTTCAATCAAAACAGGAATGATTTCCTCATCTACTACATAGAGTTTGTCTCCTTTTACAAGGATGTCACCAATGTGTACCTCTTCTCCATTTTTGAGGTACAAACAGTTTCTTTCTGCTTTTTTCATTTCTTTTTTTTTGTATTAATACTCTTGGTACCAACCTATAGGTACTCCGTAAATCTCCTTAACCTTATTGCTGACATCAGCAAATAGCTGGTGTGGCATCTTAGTACCATTCCTTGCAAAATATGCAGGATGCTCAACTTCAATAATAAAGTTGGACTTACTATTGATATAAGGCTTGAATGTCTGAGCCTGTTTACCAAATAATACATATACCCCAGCAAGGTTATTCTCCGATATATTCCTCAGCAGTTTAGATATAAAAGGTCTCCACATCATAGTATGTGAACCGACTTTATTCATCTCTACTGTAAGTGCAGAGTTTATCATCAATATCCCTTGTCTTGCCCAACTCTCTAAGGTTTGGTCAAAGGTAATACAATAATGCGGAACCTCAAAATTGATTGCTGCTTCTTTAACAATGTTTAAGGATGGGGATAATTCGCTCTCCTCCACCTCTGCCCTATTGCCAAATAATATACCAGTTGCAACTCCTTTCTGCGGATATGGGTCTTGGCCTACAAATACCGCCTTCAGGCTATTGTAGGGACAAAGCCTGAAAGCTTTGAATATGTCACATTGCTCGGGGCATATCTTCTTTGTAGCATATAATCCTCTCAGATTCTGCATTATTGATATTAGCTCATTCTCATCTATGACATTCATCCAATCACCAAGATACTCTCTTATTCCCATTGCCTCATTACAACATCTATATTATCAGCCAAGAAGTCATTCACATCATCATTAAAGGTGTCTACATTGCTGGGCACAGTGGGCTTGACAATGTTATCAATAGGGCCGATTATAATCTCTGGCTTCTGTACCTTTCCATGTAAAGTGATAATGCCATAATTACACATGACATTAAGTACAGTGAATATAATGCCTTTACTTAGAGGTGATGATGATTCAAAAACCTTTGGACTCACATAGCATTTAGTCTTCTCCTTCTCTGAAAGGTCAATAGTACATAGGAATAAAGGATTCAAATCCTCATCCAAGATTAGTCCTGTACTAGCCCAATACACTGTGCCTGAGAGAATGAACTTCCTTATACCATATTGTCTTGATGAGTTTCTCAGAAGTGAATAAAAGGTTTGTACCTTCATAGGAACTCCTTGCTCATACAAAGGTACTATTACATCTCCATTCTTATCTCTTATAAGACCATTAATATTGCCTACTAGTGGAAGACCTTCACCTTTCCGTACTAATATTCCTACCTTGACACCATTGTCTGTTAATGGAATAGATTCTGAAGAATAAGGAGGTGTTGTCCTGTCTATCGCAAAGATTGTCCGTACCAGTTGCTTAGCGTTTTCTGTCATGACTCAGTCTTTAAATACATAATTTCTGCATTATAAGTTGCAAAGAAGGGTAAATCCCTTTCTATGGGAGGGTTACACTGGTTAGCACAAAAGTTCACGAATAGATTTACCATATATGATGCAATCATATTTGCACAGAATGTGGTCTGCTTGTAAGAACATATTGTCTCATCAGCCTCCTCATCAGAGAATAGGAATTGTGATTCATACCTATTGATATTATACTCATCATCTCCTCTAATGCACAATACTTGAAACTCCTCAGCAGCCAATCTACCATCAATGAACAGGCAGTTTGCCTTTTCCTCACTAGGTTTGCTCTGAACATGATTCTTCCATGCCTGAAAGAAATTCTTTCTGGCTACCATATTGTCAAATCCGCAAATCATTATGTCTGATGCTTTGGTATTTGCGGTAAACCTTTCATTAATACCACATATACCATAATAATTAGCATAATTGGATACCATTTCAGCAAGTGCACCTACCTTTGTCTTTCCTACATCCTCTAATCCATACAATTGGCCACTCATATTAGCCTCATCCACAGTATCATCATCATAGATGAATATGGCCTTGGGCTTTACTCGTGCCAACAGAAATCCTACATAGCTTCCAATCCCACCAATGCCTGCAAGTGTAATGGATTTCTCCCGTATTTTATTATACCAGATAGCTGAACTGAACCTGCTAGTGGTATCATCCATAAGTAATGTGGGGGAATTTATCGGCAGCAGGTTATCTGTTGATTCTTGTTCTGTACTCATAACTTTTCTTTTCTTTCTTAAACTATATAATCTTTCAGGAATTTGATATACCTTTCGATATAAATGTTACTAGGTAACTTTTCTAGCTCATGGATGACATGGCTGGCATAGACTGAGGCCATTTCAGTAATATCAAGACCTTTTCCTTCCAAATCATCATCCTCTATGCTCCACATCAAATACTCAAGGTATGCCTTAGCCCATTCATCAAATCTCCTGAGGGCTTCTTTACCTGCACCAAACCTTTCAGTATACAGTGTAGTCATTGCTCCAGACCATCTGCTTGGGTCTATTTTACTCTTGGTAGTCATCAAGATGCTCCCAGTAACTATTTGCAGTACCATTTCCTTGATAGCATCTTTATCAGCACTTAAGGTATTGACAGATGGGTCTTCCTGATAGTCAGTTTTCTTATCCTTCTGTATTTTCTGACCATAATACTGTCCAAATACTTTTGTCTTATTGGGTAAATCAACAACAGCCTTATTCCTCAATTCAATTAATCTGCTCTCAATTTCTGAAGACTTATATCTGTTTTCAACCACTACCCTTAGCCTGAAATACTCTATTACTTCGGTATCATCAACACATTCGTCAATTTCTGTCTTATCAGGTTCCCCAAAGAACCCAATAGTTTTCTTCTCAATTACTCTTGTAGACTTTACTTTCCTAGTAACAGCAGCAGAATAATCACCCCTGTTGTTGACAATAAGAGATACGAAGTTATTACTGTCTGTACCTTCCTGTTTTAAGGTCTTGACATCCTCACCACTAAAGAAGGTAGCCATGAGATTGTGTGAATGAATCAAGCCCATTTGACAACCTAGAAGTTCCTTCTCACACATATAGGCCACTATATCAGGACTATTACTAAACTCTGTGGTGGCAGCAGAGCCTATATCCATGATATACATATCCTTACACAATATCCTAAGGTCACCTCCTTCAAAGGTTCCCTTATAGGTGTAGAATAATATCCCTGACCATTCCCTACTCCATACCTCCCTACATGCAAACCTTATCTTGTTCTCCAATTCTTCAGGTATCACAAGAGTATAGTCACAGTTCTTGTGGCTCTTCACTTCCACTATTTTCACATTATTGTTTGTCCTTTCCATATTTGAGATTTATTACTTCAAGTATAACACTTAATATTTCTGAGATAACATCCTCTGACAAGAATAGACTTCGGACACTTGTCTCACTGACAGCTCCGGAGATTCTAAGTTTGATTTCCCTACCTTTGAAAGTGCATATTCGTCTACCTACATGCTCAGATACCCTATCAAGTAACGGCAATGACATATCCATACCATATATATGTCCTTTAGCTGCCACTCCAGATTTCATGTAGTATCTCTTAACATCTTTCACCTGCTCATCTTCTGCGTTATCAAGTTGATTGTACCAGTTAATAAATTCATTACTTACAAGTACCATGCATTCAGCATTTGACATACCCAAAACATATGACCCATTCCTGTAGACAAACTTCAACTTCCTGCTGAGAATCAAATGTCTTACGAAATTTGTTATGAACTTTGGTAGGTTCTGTGCTCTCCTATATCCGATGTAATCTATTCTCCACGAGGAGCTAGTGATTCCTTCTAGTCTCCTATAAGGTCCTCCTGACAATGACTCTACAGTAACAAACTTGCTTAATTCATAACAGAATAGCATCCACTCCTCATTAGTGCATACCTTATTCCTCAGCATATGCGATGTGCCTTGTATAGGTCCCATGCCTAAACAAGGAGTTTCAAACTTTTCAAAGTTACCAGTAGGTATCCCACATATATGACTGTGCATATAGTCAGAGTAGAATTGGTCCAATGTGTACTCTGCCCTGTTCATTCCAATGGTACTAAGAACTCCGGGTACTGCAAGTCCAACCCTCACATACAGTTCTGTAATGTACACAAAATTTCCATGCTCATTAGTCACCTTTACTCTAGGAAAGTGCACTAATATAAATGGGCGTAGTAATGCATCCCAACACTGTGTAATCTTTGTTACACCTTCCTTTATAGACTCTTCAGATAGCTGTCTTACAAATTCGTCTATTGGTGGCTCCACCATTCTCAAATCAACCCTCTCCTCACCAAAGAATTCCTTGAATACATCATATATCCTCAGGATATTCTCCATAAAATACCCCTTTTCCTTGTGCTCTCTTATTATTTCGGGTACACTCTCCCTAGAAACTGCTTCCATATTTGAGAACTCTAAATGTATACAAAATAAAAAAAAAATAGGGAGGGAATATAATATTCCTCCCCCTATCTACTCTTAGCCTATCAAGCCCTCAAACATTTCATCTATCTCACCCTTGGTAAACTCAACGGCTTTCTCCTTTTTGGCCTCAGCTTTAACACCTAAATCCTCAAGTATCATCCCCCTAGCCTTAAAGCTGAGATTTCCTGCATCATACAATGCCTCCACCAGCTTTACAAGGGCTTGTTTTACACCTTTCTCATCTGTATAGCTGACAACCTCCTTACTCTTTTTGACGGGACTTTCCTTAGCAGGACTTTCTTTCTTATCCCTCTTCTCCTCTATCAAGGATACAAGGTCACTGGTCTTGCACTGAGTAAAGTTCTTGCCAAATCTCTTCTGACACTCATCCTGAAGACCCATTGTCTTGATGCAGGTATAAGCCTCCATTCTACTCATGGAAGCCCCAGACCTAATGTTCTTATTTGTGGTGGTTAACATAATTACCAAATTATTGGTAACCTGCCCCTTCCAAGTAATATCATGAGGAAGGATAGAGTTATCAGACTTTAACTCTGTCTTTGACAATCCCTCAAGGAAGCTCATATTCCTATATGAAATCCCTTCTCTTGTCAAATCACTCTTTAATTCTCTCAATGTAGTTGCATCTGAGAGTATTTCCACTGTTCTGTTTCCTGTAGTACATACTACTGTAATCTTTCTTTTTTCCATGCTTTTTTTTTTAATACCAAACTCTGCTTTCTATTCAATCTCAAAGGGCAAATCATCGCTATACTCTTCCCCTCTAGAAGAGGTAAATAAAGGAATGATTATTTTAAGGAACTCTTCCTTTCCCTTGGCCTTGAATAAATCTGAAATATCTTTTCCTTCATCAAAGAATGGTAATACCACATTAGTGAATCCTGTCTCTCTTGAAAGCCTCTCAGCATCTTCTAGGCCGGGCTTATCATTATCCAGACAAATAAATACCTTCTTGAACCTCCTGTTCAATTCACTTATTGCAGTACCACTCATTCTGTATCCCTCACCTTGAATGGCAAGGGAAGGTATCCCTGTGTTAGACCATAGACATAGGGCATCCTTTAATGAGGAACAAATGCATATTTGTTCCCCATATTCAGGTACCTTAGTCCATAGGCTTACCACAGAGCTGTCATGCTTGTTACTCCACTTATACCTGCCCTTATTAAAGGGTTGGTATATCTTTAGCGTAACTTTTCCTTCCTTATGTTCAACATAGGCATAGGCATATTTATCAGCTACAAACACATATCTATGACCATCTTTGAGGACAATTTTATGGGATATGGGGTAAACCTCTGCATATTTGAGCCATTCAACACTAATGCCATAAGACTCCCAATATTCTATATCATGTTTCCTCCATTCCCTAATCTTGCATTGCAGGTCTGAGTTGCTGTTATGACTGTTCATATCATTTACAACACATGGTGTACATGTTTGAATATTGCAATTACCCAAAGAAAACCTTTCCATATCCTTCCTGATTCTTGATAAGACCTCACTATAACTACAGCTCCACATATGACCAAGGAGGTCAAAGATTCCTCCCCTGTCTCCTGTAGACAAATCTGTATAATATATCCTTTCCCCATTGGGGGAATAGAGACCAAAGGAAGGTCTTCTATCCCTTCTTAATGGGGAATTTATAATAGTGGGTACTTCTGTAACACCCAAATAATATGATAAAATATCTGCTTCCGTTACTCTATCCAAGATTTCCTTCAAACTCACAGAATCCTTGCCCTTGCTGAATGCCATGCTTTCTTTTTTAACAGTTACACTTACTTGCTCAAATCCCAAGGGGACGGTGCTGAGTCAGCAGCACCCGGAAAGGGTAAAGCACCTGTACCTGACTGACTGAGGTCAGTAGAATCTACCTTATACTCCTTCAAGTCGTCAACTATAAACTCGGTGTTGGCAAATGCCCCTTGTTGCTTCCTTTCCTGTAAATCTTGGTCAAGCCTGCTGTAATCCCTAACATGATTCTTCAGAAACATGCTGGTATACACAGTCTGATATTGCTTGTTATCATCTGTGGTTCTTACTCCAAACAAAACCTTGACCTTATTAGAAGGCTGATATGAGATTACATCCTTCAACTCACTGAAGTCTCCCTTGAAATAGTCCTCAATACTTTCAAGTCTGGCTTCACAGTCCTGCGGATTATCAACCATAACCCAAGTATTGTTGACATACTTCATTACATCAGGAATATTAAGATATGCCTTAAGGAACTTAGTCAATTCCTCTTCCCCAAAGTATGCAGGTCTATAGTCCTTGTCTATATTGGCATTATAGACACTGCCATCCTTCTTAGTAAGTACAGTAGCATGTGCCTTGGCCTCTTCAATAGTAGGCCATGCAGTCCTTCCATACTTATCAATCACCTGAATCTTGCTGCCGTCTTTGCTATACCTGTACTCTTGTCTGACAAAGAGTGATACCTTGGTTGTAGTGTCAATTCCATTGCACTTTTCAGGGTCAGTCTTGACAATAAAGTCAATCCTCACATTCTTTACCTTGTGCTTGTCTTCTCCTACCTCAATCTCTCCTACATACTCAGGCTCTTTTTCAAGCTGGGTCATATACAGCTCCTCAAGCTTCTTCTTATCAGGATTGACTGCCAATACAAACACTGAGCCTACTCCTATGAATCTCTTTATCTCTAAGCCTTCAGTAGATACAGAACCTTTACTGATTGCCATAAAACTAATTGATTTGTTATCTTTCATATTCATAAAGATTAATCTTCTTCTTTCTCTTCTTTCTTCTCTTTTCTCTTTAGTATTGTGTAGCCAAGGGAGTATACCCAGTATCATCCATTACTGTTGTATCACTAGTTGGTAACTCAGCGCATACTGGGTCATCCTGCTGTACTGAGCCTACAGCAATATCATGAGCAGCATTAAAGTCAATTTCATATACCCTGTCTTCCTCATTGAATGATACCACTCCAGCTTTAGGTTCATATTTGGTAACCTTTACAGGCTTACCTTCCTTATCAACCTTGCCTGTATCTTCAACCCTCTTGACAATCAGGTCTTCACTTGTAAATCCTCCTGTCAAGGCTTTGATTCCCATCTCATGTCCTTCAATCTCCTTGGTCAGGTCTTCATACTCCTTGCTGAGTTCCTGCATCTTCGCAGAGATTTTATCCCTTTTTGCCACTGCAAAGCTTACATTCTGTGCTACTCTTTTTACAGCAGCAAACTGTCTTACTGTTAATGTCTTATTCATACTTTTCTTGCTAAAATAAAAAAAAAATACTTAAATACTTGTTACTAAAATATCTGTAATAATTGTCCTAATCCTCCAGACTTCTGTAATATATTAGGCTTATCCCACAGCTTGTATATTGTGAATTTCCTTTCATAATAGTCTAGGGCTGTTATAAAACATGCTGCCAATTGTGCACTACTTAATAACTTGGTAACAAACAGGGTAGTCTCATAGTAAGGCTTGCCCTGTTCTATACAGTATTGCATCAATACCATACTGATGTCACCTGTAGTAATACTATTATTAGCAACTAACCTTGATATTCTTACAGTCTCATCCCTATCCATAAACTTCTCTTAACTTGTCTACAACAATGGACAAATCATTGGGAATCTCATCAGGAAGGCCATCTAATGCGCCAAGACTATCCTTAGCAGGATATTCCCCATCAAACTCTTTCACATAATGCTTGATAGGTTTCTTGTTTTCTGCATCATAACCTACCTTACCAAAGAGGATAATATCAAACTTTCCTTCAGGTGTTATGTAGTCATCCACCATCTTTCCAGTGGTCTTGAATTTATAGGATATTGAATCACCATTCTTATCCTTGTACTCTTCATAATGAGCACAACAAATGATATTCTTATCCTCAGGAAGTCCCTTGAAAGCATCAAAGATGAGACCCATCCCATAACCAATCTGCTTGGGAGTATCCCATCCACCTTTCATGGCATTTGCCATGTAGAAATCCTGTGCAAGATAATTCATATCATCTATAAGGATATTCTTGTAAGGTGACTTCTTCAACATGTTGACGATTTCTGCCACTGCTGCAAACCTGTCAAGACCTGTGAGACAATCCACCTGTACCCTATTACCTGTGGCCAATGCTCCGGCATTAGACAATTTCTGTGTAGGTTTGCCTACATTCTCCACACCTATACTACCTTCAATTAGCTTGAAGTCAGGGTTGGGAACACCCCTACCAATACACTGGATAATATAGGTCTCTTTTGGGTTAAGACCCTTTATTCCCAGCTTGATTCTACCACAATAAGAAGTAGTTTTTCCAAATCCACTCTTTGCAAGAACTAATATCTTTGCCATTACTTCTCCTTTTATGTTTATTTTGTTGATATACGAAAAAGGGATGCAAACTTATGAAATATTTTATGTTTATACAACCCCTTATCTATTTTACTTGTTGTGTAACTAAAGAAAGACTTAGCAGGGCTGCTCCTTATGGATTCCAGATAACTGTACACTTTCTGCAATTCTTCCCTGTCATTAGGTCTTGGAAGTTCATTGAATTGGCACACAGCCCCATCAAAGAATAAAGGACATAGTCCTCCCATCTCACCATCTCTATTGACTATCATCTCCAAGAATCTTATGTTATCCTTGAACTTTGATATGTCATATCCCTCATACTCCTTTAAAGCAAACCTGTAGGGTGAGAACAAGCCAAGAACCACATTACTGTCTCTTGAAGTGTATTTGCTATCTCCTAATCCTGCAACTGAAGGTCTTACCCTGCCTATCTTGAATGCCTCATTACCTTCTTGGTCAAAAGCCTGCTGCTGGATTACCACAGGAGAGTAGTAATACCTGTTCCTTAAATACTTTGCACAATACTCACTGAACTTATCCATAGATTGCTTTAGAGTCATTCCCCTCTCGGTATCTATGAGGTTGATGGTATCTATCACAATCAATCTGTACTCATTAGGATTATCCTGCTCATATCTGTCAAACACTTCCCTGCTTCTCACTACTCCAAACTCATCCTTGTATTTACCCTCTTTATAATAAGTCTTGCCATGCTCTTCTGCATATCTTACACAGAACTTATATATACCAGTGGGATTACAGGCTTCATCAGGAAACACTACATGCTCTTCAAAGTACCTGATTATGTCCTGCACCTCATCAGATGCAATCAAATCAAGTATCTCTTGTGACACTGCCTTTGTAGTACTCCTCAAATCCCTAGGACTTACTCTTACCTTGCCACCACTAAGCTCAAAGAGCAACCAAGATATAAACCTTTGCAATATCCTTTCAGGAGTTTCCTCCAAAGGGAAATACAATATCTTTATATCTATATCCGCCTTTGTGTAATAGCAAAACATGAGAGGCTTATAAATGAAGGTGTAGGACACAAACTGTGACTTGCCCCCTTTGGTGAATGAGGTTACAGTATAATAGCATGACTGCTCTATACCTATGAAGTCATCAGCAAACCTCTTGAATGGAGAACTGATGCAATTCAGTTGACCATTGAGAATCCTTTGCCTTCTAATCCTCAGATTATCCAGTACTCGCTCTCTTAATGTAATCATTTTAATGTAGAAGTCCAATCATTTCTTAAATTCTCTTCCTGACCAGCATTCTCGATATAGTTAATTAGCTCCGATTCTCCCTCAACCTCGCCAGCAGCACCAACTTTCTCTTTGAAGATGAAATACTTTAGCAATCTCATATATGTATAGTTACCATTGAACCCTTCCACATATTTACTTGCTGCCTTAATGATTTGCTCATCAGTGTAAGTGTTCCCATACTTTTTGAAGAACAACTTCAACCTTCGCATAATCAATGCCACTCCATCTGCCCAATAATAATTGGTACCGTCCTTCTTGCCTTTCGGGAATATCTCCTTCAGTTCTCTGGCCAATCGGGATAGCCTCTCATTAGGCTCCTGTTTCTCACTGGATTCCATAATTATGGAGTCCAATAGTTCCTTGCCCTTGCCAGTAAGCCTCCACTCACTCTCTTGGAATAATCCATAAGATGCGGCTGTTATATATCCTTCCTTAGTCAGGTTACTTCTAGCTGTTTCGAGGTCTGCCTTATTATGGATGAGTAGGAGAAGCAATGCCTCCCCTATACCCACTCCATTCTTTTGGCAACCTTTCTCGCTAAGACATATCATGACAACAGTTTCTTTAGATGCCACGTTTCTATGTCCATGGCAACATCACATGTATTACTTAAGGTGCGACATGATAATACTCTTTCAGCCAAGTCATTACCCAGAGTTTTCCATACATTCCTTGCAACCTTGAACATCTTTATCTTAGCCCTGCATTCAGCTATCCTACGGCCAACTGCCTCATCAAAGGTATCATCACTACTACATCTGGCTTTTCCCCTGCAAACTAGAGTATCCCCCATTGATACAGCCTCTTTTGCCGTTCTCCCAGGTATATCCATTATATTAGGAATTGCCTCGCTACCAAGCAGTTGTAACGTGAAGAGCAATTCACATACCACCACTTTGTTCTTTTCATCTACTTTAAACTCCTTCTTGATGATTCTAACTCTATTTTTCATAATTCTATTTTGTTAATGCTTGAAATACTTTTTACAGACTCTACATTATACTCCTCAATTATCTTAGCCACTAACTCCTGTTCCCTTGTATCCACAAAGTAAGGTATTATCACAATAGGGAATTCATGCCTAAGGATTCTGCCTATCCTTTGTTTTGTTATAATCTCCGAGCTATTCAAATTGCAGAATATTCCCACTCTACAGTTAGTCAGATTTACTCCTTCATTAAGAATATTGCATGCAGATATATGTTTTATCTCATTCCTGTTAAACAGTTCCAAGTTCTTCTCCGAGTCCCTGTTCTTGGAAGTTATATTATGCCTGCATATCCTCTCTGACTGTTCTATACTACTGCAAAATGTCAATACCTTATAATTCCTAAGCTTGACTAGAAGAGATAATACAAGAGGTTCCTTTTGTTCAGAGCACCACTTCAATCTTTTACCTGCTGTAGAGAGCCATAAGTTCTTTATTCTCTCATTTCTCGTGTTATGAAACTTGTTTTTATACCAAGTCACAAGTGAGGAAATATTGTCATAATAGCCCTTTTGAGTGGTAACTGTGTCATGCCCAAACTTCCTAGATTTATAAATATACCTTGTAGTATCCAAATATAAGGGTAACAGGTACACTGTAGGTTCAGGTAATACATTATCCTTTACAGCTTCCTTAAGGCCACACTTGATAACCTCAGCATTATACCTGTACAGGAAATAATCTCTGGTATTTCCCTTGATAGTAGCAGACAATCCAATGAATGACTCATTGATATTAATGGTCTCAAGGATTTCCAACCTTGCATCAGAGAGGTGCTGCATTTCATCAGCAACCACTATATCAAAGTCTGCTTTCCTGTACTTCTTCATGGACTCATAACACTCAAGGGTTATACAGTCAGACATGATTCCTCCCCACATCTCAATCTCATCTCTCCAAGTTTTCTTGTGTACAGTCTTGGCTACCAGAATGAGTATAGTGGCAGGTCTTCCTTTAATTTTGGACACTCTATCACATATATGGTTAATAAGACCTATTGCTACCTTGGTCTTACCCATTCCGGTAATAAGTTCCAAGATAAGGTATTTAGTTTTATCAATCTTTGACAAAGCTAACTCTTGTGCTTCTTCTCTAGTCATTGCTCAATTTCTCTTTACTATTTCATACTTTCCAACATAGTAGCTTCTTGATTTTCAGTAGGCATTTTGTGATAATGTTACCTCCATCCAATGAAAATACTATGGCTTTGTTGTCAAGTTCACCCCAATTCTCCTCTAATGAGAATATGAAATAAAATATAATAAAGATTCCAAATAGAGTTACATTAAGCCAAGGAACAATGCCCAATAGAACAATGACCAAGATTGCCCATAGAGGCACTCCTACCTTATATGTCTCTACTATTTGCATCTCTCCATTTATCCTACGATACTTTTCAACATTTGTATCCGTCAAGATGCAAATAGTGAAAAGTATGATAAGAATTGATATAATCCACATTATTTGCTAATATCTTTAAAGATTGTAGGAACCTGACCATATACAGGTAACTATATAGTAATCTTGTTGTCTAACTCAGAGGATAAAGGAAATATATTTTTTTCTCTCCCTTCTTACTACCTCTTGAGCCTCCTCTAAGGTATTATATCTACCAAAGGAATGACCCCCAATTCTTACCCTATATTTACCATCCTCTATGGTGATGTTCCTACATTTAGTAGTACTATTCAGAGTAATAGAAACATTTTGAGCATTCTGCTCTTTGCTAACCTCTCTAAGATTATTTCTAACATTATTTAAGGTATTATGGTCAATATGGTCTACAACATTTTCAGGATTAGATTTCTCAAATATAAGATTATGAAGCCATATTTGCTTCCTAACCTTATTAATTTGAATTTTAGTCTTAACTCCATCAATATGCCCACTTGTATTCCTATTGATATGCCAAGTTCCTCTTATTAAAGCTGCCTTAGGTAAATCAACTTTGTCTATATAACATAATAGTCGAGTTCCTTTATAGATAATCTCTAAAGCTACTACATTGTCATCTATTTCTACCACTCTGTTTTTCATACTATTTTCTTATTTTACTTAAATCCAAAAATGTAGAAGTATTCCCACCAGTGATTACTGTTGGTACAGTCCCATCCCATTTCTCAATCCACATCTTCTCAAGGATTTCAGGGGTAAGTGCTTGCTGTCTCAACTCATTGGCCTTCTTCTCTGCCTCTGCTGCTACAATAAGCTTCTTGGCTTGTGCCTCTGCTACCTTCACCTCATTCTCTACCTGCATAGCCTGTTGGATAGCTTTATTCTTGGCATTTACTGACTCTACAATAGTCTGAGGGTATTTGAGACCTGAAGTGAGTTGTTCTAATTGAAAGTTCTCTTTGGCAAGTGCTTGAGCCAAGTACCTTTCAATAGCATTCTCAATACTGTCCCTTTTACTTACAATATCATCTGTGGTAAACTTGTTTAATTGGATTCTAAAAGCATCCTTTACATAATTATATAGTGTACCACTAATGACTTCACTTAATTCCTTCCTGTATTTCTTGAAGACAGCAGGTGATTTACCATCAATAATCTTCAATGATACAGTAGGGTCTACAGTGAACTCTGAACCATCCTTTGCATTGATTGTAAATGGCTCATAGTCAATGGTCTGTACATAAGTAGGATACTCATATACTGTGGTGGTCCAAGGATTGTACCATACAATACCAGTTACCAAAGAAGCATCATCCACTCCCTTATCACTGCCATACAAATTCACCTTGATGCCTTCACAACCTGCATCTACCTTCTCCATACATGATGTCATTGAGAACACCATAAACAAGGACAGAAGTCCCAAAATCAATTTACTTTTCATGTTTTCTTTCTAATTTAATTGCTGTTAAACACTTTGTTCTGACTGATAGATATAATGTTGCCACTACCATAAAGAATCCTATCACATTCTCAATGGTATTAGGTGCTGAAATCATTTCAAGTCCTAAGGTTATTAGGATAATGAAGATTACAAACCATACAGCAAACTTTGCTACTACTTCAGCTTTCATACTATTTCAATTACTTTCACATTGTCAGGCAATGTCTCCTTGTTCCAATCCTTATATGAATTGGTAAAGTAGACCTCCTTATAGTTTTCACTGAGAGTGGTAATTCTCTGTAATGCACCTTTGTCAGGATACACTCTTAGGTATCCTTCAAAATTGCATGTAGCTATGCTTCCAATGGACACCAAATGGATATTCTACACTAATGAAATGGTCAAGATGTATAAATTTAGGAACATATCCCATAGTCTCTTAGTTTTATCCTGCTTATTCAGAGGTTGTAAAAAAAAAGAAGGACAAGGATATTGATAATACCCTTGTCCTTTACTATGAGAACATATCCAGTTAGTCCTCAAACACTTGATAGGCATATGATACACCTCCAAGATGTTCTACTGTTCTCTGCAAATGAGCTTCAAGTCTTTCCTTTTTACTCATTGCAGCCCACTTGCCAGGCTTAGACCATGAAGGACAAGAATCCTTATCAATCATATACTCATAAGCCTCCTTGCTCATGTTCAGGGACTGTGTAGCTGATTTACACTTTCTTGTATGGAAAGTGATAATCTCTGGGTTGGTACCATTGTTGTCAGTCACTCTCATAGAGTGCTTCTCCATCTTGTCCCAATCCTCTACTTTTACCTCAATGGTTTTCTTGTAGATTTTACCAGCTTTGGTCTTCTTCTCAATCACTTTGTGAGTTGTTTTAAGGCACTCCTCCTTGCTGAACATTGTGCTTCCTCGAAGCTCAATACTCAGACTTAACTTGATTTCACTCATGTTTATTAATCTTCTTCAGATTCTTCCTTCATAATTGCAGCAATCATAAGAGCAGCCATTGCATCTTTTGCTGCGGCTTCTCCCTCATCTGCTTTTTCTCTCAACCTCTCTACTATTTTAATGTGAAGAGTATGTTTCAAGGCTTTAATAGTGCCCATTAATTCTCCCACATTGAGGAATATTGCACTTGCTACAATCACCTCGACAGGTGCTTGCGCTGTCTTACCTTTGTAGCTTTCCACCAAGTTTTCAACAAGTTCAACATTGGTTAAACCACCATTCTCTTTGCCACCTTTAATGGCTTTTGCAGCATCTTCAAATGACTGCTCATCCAACTTTCTTTCAAGTGGATTCTGTTCTTTTTCTTTCATCTTTTTTTCTTTAGAAAGTGAATAAAAATAGTAAGTTACACACAGTAAATGCTAACTATAACAATGACTATATCAAAAGCAAGAACCTGCCATCCCATCCAAAGCAAGAACAACCCTCCACAATCAAGCTTCATAGGGCAGAATATTTCTCGGAATGGCAGTCATAAGTAATGGCAAAGCACTACTCAATTATATTTTGCAGATATAATCTTCATTATTATATTTATACAAACAGCATCCACTGTGTGTATTCAATGCAGTTAAGAGTAAATACCCTAAGACCTACATTTACTTACCTAATGAATTTACAGTGTTGTACACACCAAGCAGTGAGTTAGGCACAGCAATTTTCAGCTTGCTATACTCTTGAAACTTTGCATCCTTCCATGTCTTGAAGGAAAGCATAATAGCCTTGAGTGCTTCTCTATACTCACTTGAAGCCACAGCATATTCTGTGTTAGACTTGTTTGTAGACTCTTCAATAGCCACTTCACAGTCATGCTTCATAGAGTTCAGTTGAGCCTGTACCTCTCTGTGCTTCTTCTGCAACTCATAGAAAGTATTGTCTACATCCTCTGCACTTACAGAAGGCTCATAGGTATAGATAAGAGCATCTCTACCCTTACCATCTACTTGATGAGGATGCTGTATTCTATCCTTGAGTTTCTTCCTCTCATCAGACAATACACCATCAGGATGTATGTACTTGCCTATTACAGCAGCCACAGTCTCAAGCTGGTAGTATCTGTTCCTCTCCTTTATAGGAAGAGAAGCATAATACTCCTGCCCTGTCAGTACATGAGGAGCCGCAGGTGACAGTGGTTTCTCCACTCCATACTCTTTGCACCAGTCATCAAGACTGACAGACTGGAGTCCACTTATCAAGTCATTCTTAGCCTTGATAGCCTCCCTGAGCCAAGCTATGAGTGACTTTGCCTGTGCAATACTCTCAAGCATGGAAGGTATTGAGCTTAACACCTCCCTTGATGTACCTTCTTGTATGACATTATGTGCATTAGCACTTATCAAGCCAACCTCTACATTCAGAAAAGACACATTGTTAAGTTGTGTTTCCATACCCTGTATGTACTCCTTTGCCATATTAGCAATATGATTGGCACTTGTGGAAGTCAAGGCTACTCCTTCTTCACCTTCCTTCTTGAAGAAAACTAAATCCTTTTGCATATCTCATCTTATTATTTTGTTTATTCAAATAATATATCAAGTACTCTTCTCCACTTACTTTTTCTTGTCCTTATAGTATTGTCAGAAGTATTACTTGACACATTCTTTCTGTTGCTGTTGAGTGTTTCTTTTCTCCCATAAGTCATAAAGAGCTTACCACTCCTCTCTCTTAGTCCTCCTTGATACCATCTATATTCAATAGCAGCAGGAGCTCTGCCAATTTCAAGTGATGCTTCCCTAAATGCTTTTTGCAAGTTATTAGGATTTTCCTCAATTTTACTGATGACTACTTTCTCTTCATCCTCAGTCCATTTTCTAAGTGTACTCATTTGATAATTTAATTATTCATTTTCTTCCTTTATTACCATTTCCATGAATACTTCATGATTTCTCTTTAACATATCCATGTGTAATTTCTTTGATTGCTTGTAATTCTTTGAACTACATATTGCATTAGGATTTACTCTATATCTTGCCATAACTTAGTCCATTAAGTCCCATAAATAAGATTCATACTCACATGCAATTTCCTCATAAGTTAGTTTGGCTTCCTCTAAATATTCTGAGAGAAAATTACTTACTTGTTGGAAATTGTTAATATCACCATTGTATGTGACATTAAGCCACTTTTCACAAAAGTGAACAGCAGCTTTCTGTTTATCTATAGTCATATTTAGTCATCATAAGGTATGACAAGAGTAAATACAAATACATCCAAGTTCTCATCATAGGTGAATTTATAGTATGGATGAAAAGCATTAGTCATAGATGGACACTGTGTATTCTTTATGTGATATTCACCCACAGACCATAAATATCCTTGCTTATATCCTAACTCTTCTTCCATGATAGATACAATGGCTTTTCTTGATTTGCCATAGTTCTCTTCCTCTGTCTTGATATGATACACTTTGTGTTGTGTGTAATCATTGTTTGACAGTTCTGGCTGATACTCTATCTGATAAAGCATGCCATTATAAAATGCTTGTTTGCTCATTTGATTGTTTGTTTGTAAGTTGATAAAAGGGAAGTATGATAGACTTGAACTATCAATAACTGCAATTGAGTTATGTACTGCCATTGTACTACTTCCTAATCCCTAAATCATATAATATTAGTTGCTGTCTTTGATATGCCTTAATTCTGACCTAATATATTTAGTTTCAAAACCTTCTTACTCTCTGTGCAATTTTATGTTGATTCTGTTCTTTCTATCATCACTAAGTCTATTGAGTAATTAATATCACTCTCATCACAGTCCTGTAGTAGTGTACTATCCTTTACATCTGCACCCAATTTCAGTAGCACTCTTAATATTATTGTACTCAATTGAAGACATTTAACAACAATTAATATGTGTTTGTTCGATTGTTTGCTTGTTGGAGTGTAAATAGGATATAATTGGATAATAGGAAAAATAGTCATACATTACTCTATTATCCAACTTATCCTCATTAATATGATTAATCTCTTTACCCATTTGGTCTTGAAGGAAATAAGATGCTACTGACTGATGAATAGTAAATTTCTTAGACTTACTATTCTTATACAGAAATACTTACAGATAACCAAATATATTTGGTACACCTTTTAGTATTCTGCCAGTTCTATTATTCCTTATTCTACCAAGAGATGATACAGAATAATCATAGCCATTTATTAATTTCCATTCTTCCATAAGATTAAAGATATTAACTATTAATGCTCAAAGAATAAAAAGAGAACAAAGAGTGTATTCCACTCCCTATTCTCTAATTACTCTAATCTAATCTCTTAGACTATTGGACAAGCTACATTCCACTCTAAACACTATTACAACTAAATGAGAATTGTATTAATGCTTAGAGGAAATGAAAAGGCAAACAGGCATTTCTGCCTGTTGCCCTCCTGCTTAGAAGCTTGCCAATACAGGTGCACCTCCCTGACTTTCCTCATGCAGAAGCCAGAATGAGCTACCATCAGAGCCAGTGACATTGCTCAGCATAGGATGTGATGGAATACCTTTGGCTGCTACAGCTCCAGTCTTTGCACCATAGGCAAAGAATAACTTGCCTGTCTTGGGATTCTTTTTAACACTCAGTTTATCTACATGCATTGCTGCTTTAAACTGCTCAACTGTCAATGTGTCATTGAATACTAAATTTCTTTCCATAATGTAATTTGTTAATTGTTAATAATGTGAATTTTTTAACCTAAGGGGGTAGGACCCCCATGGGCTAAGTGATGGGGGAGGTGAGGTTGGTGTAACTACCACTCATAAAAATATCACAAAAAAAAATATTATAAAAAAAAAAAATTATTCTAAATTATTGTTATATATTTGCATATATCAGATTTTTTACTTACCTTTGCAGTCGTGTTGGAGTAGCAAGTACTTCAGGATAGAGAATCATCAACTCTTAAAAGCATAGATGACCCCTTATAATCAGGAGTTTACTTGGGCACAGCAGCTTAGGAAAGTAAAGGATACTAAGAAGGCTACAGGCAAGTGCCCCACTTGAAGAGGATTACAAATAAGTATTTAGCCGAGCTTTAGGCCAAGTCTTCAAGGGTGGTGTAAAAGACTACAGAGATAACACAGAGTGAGAACTAATAATATATAAACGGGGTAAAAGACTGATTATAAGGATGCAAGCCATAATGCTGGCAGGGTCTCTTTATATTTTAAGAAAAGGTTTGATAATTCTAGATTCTGTTGGAATAAGGAGAAATGGATTTATATAGATAAGATGATTAAGATAAAAGAAAGTATCAAGTGGTTGTGGCAGTTACCACAAAACATGCTGGCTTTGTGCATTGAAGGTGTACTATATAATGCAGCATACAGGGAAGGTGAAGCAGATGGCAATACCATTATAGTAAATAGTGTATTACCTTCAGCTATGTCTTTGGGGGATTACCTATTTGTAAACCCCATGTCTTCAGAAAGGACAATTAAGCATGAGTGTGGACACAGTAAGCAATCAGATATATTGGGTCCTTTATATTTGATAGTAATTGGGGCACCTTCATTACTACATAATATAATACATTCTATATGTAGTAGAGCAGGATTTAAGTGGGATTACTACAGCTTCTATACTGAGAAGTGGGCTGACAGATTAGTAGGTATAGACAGAAGCATTTCTTAGGTAGATACCTAACCAGCTTATTTTCTCACCTTCTAGTGGAAAATTGCTATAATAAAAAAAGAGAGCTGGTAATATTTGGATATGTGAAAAATAATACTTATCTTTGCAGTGTCAAAGAGAAGAAGATAAGAAATGTGTTTTAGGATTAAAGAAGTACTACCTTTTTTTCTTGATAGTCTATTCATTACTTGCGTATATTTCTAACATAAAGGTAGTACTTCTTTTTCTTTATTTTGTCTTGTGGTGTAAAGGTAACACATGGGCCTTTGGTCTCCACATTGTAGGTTCGAGTCCTGCCAAGACAACAAGAAGATGCCCTCTTAGTACAAAGGACAGTACATAAGTCTTCTAAACTTAGAATATAGGTTCGATTCCTATAGGGGGTACTTGTTATGGGGATGTAGACTATGGGTTAGGTCATAGCCCTTTCAAGGCTAAGGATAAGGTTCAAATCCTTACTTCCCTACTAATAGATTATGTGGTGTAGTGGTCTGCATATCACACTGTCAATGTGAAGGCTAGGGTTCAATTCCCTCATAATCTGCCCCGTTTATAAGAAAGTCCTATATCACAGCGGTGATTAGGCAAATGGAAAGGTAACTGAATGGGATTCAGCCTAGTCTTGAAAACTAAGGGAACAGTAAAATGTTTGGGGGTCGGGACCTCATCTTTCCGCTAAATAGATGTGTTCATTGACTTATTGGTAAGGAATTGGAGAGTAAACCTAAAAGGGTTTAGGGACTGTCTGCTAAACAGATTGTACTAGCAATGGTATGTGTTTCGAGTACACTGCTCTCCGCTAAATAATAAAAAATAGGGAATTAGTCCAGTTAGGTTAGGATGCAGCATTTGGGATGCTGAGGTCAAGAGTTCGAGTCTCTTATTCCCTACTAATCATTAATGGGGAGGTAGCATAAATGGATAATGCGCTAGATTTGCACTCTGGAAGATTGGGTTCGAGTCCCACCTGCTCCACATTGTTTTCTTGTTTTTCATAATACTAAGCTTTGCTTGAACCCTCTTTTGGGTAGTTAGAGGTTAAAGAAACTGCCCTATCAATGCTCCTTAGTTCAGTGGTTCAGAATAGTTCCCTTACAAGGAAAAGGTCATAGGTTCGAGTCCTATAGGAGCAACTAATGGGGATATAGCTGGAAGGTCTATGCACTTGGCTGTTAACCAAGAGGTAAAAGTTCGATTCTTTTTATCCCCGCAAATTCTAGGTTCTTAGTTTAATTGGCAAAACACTTCTCTCCAAAAGAAGAGTTATGGGTTCGATTCCTTTAGAATCTGCATTATTGGCACATCTTCTAATGGTCAGGAAGCTACTCTGATAAGGTAGTAATCAAGGTTCAATTCCTTGTGTGCCGACTATATTCTGATGTACTTCAATGGTAGAAGGCTGCTCTCATAAGGCAGTAGTTAGTAGTTCGAGTCCACTCATCAGAACTAGGTTAATGCCTTAATATACTCACTTAGCTCAGTAGGTTAGAGCAGGAATCTTATACATTCAAGGTCAATGGTTCAAATCCATTAGTGAGTACTAATGTTCCTATAGCTGAATTGGTTAAAGCAACAGTCTCTTAAACTGTGGACTCTGGGTTCAAGTCCCAGTGGGAACACTCATTTCCCTAAAGCATTGGTGGTGATGCTAGAGACCTTTAACCTCTGGAACTAGGTTCGACTCCTAGTGGGGAAACATAATTGTTTAACTCCAAATTTTACAGTTATGAGAAGAGTTCTTTCTTTTATTAAGAAAGCTGGTAATGTTTATGTAAGAATCATTGCTAAGAGTCAGATGATGACTCCTACAGGGTCTATTCCAATACCGGAATAACCCTTCATTTGGAGGTAAACTAATTAGGGGTAGCTTTAATGTGATGAATTAAAGAGGACTGTAAATCCTCTGCCATGTGCTATTTAAGGTTTGATTCCTTTCTGCCCCACTTCAATAGAAATCAAAGTCCTTGACTTATGGAAGGTGATGCAGGTAGAGATGCAAATAAGTCATTTGGGTACTGGGCAGGTCTGGTGACATTGCGTGAGACTGAAAATCTCAAGAATAAAGTTCGATTCTTTGAGTACCCACCTAATACTCCTGTGATGGAATTGGAATACATACTGACTTTAAAAGGTTAGGGCCTGAAATAAGGATTAGAAGTTCGACTCTTCTCAGGAGTATATGCCCAAGTATGCGAATTGGTATAGCAGCAGCACTTAGGATGCTGTGGGTAAGACATTGTGGGTTCGACTCCCACCTTGGGTACTAAAAATAATTTGAAAATAATTAAGTAAATGCTTGGTTATATCATAAGTTTTACTTAACTTTGCATTATTAAAATAAGAGAATATGTTTGAGGAAGAGAGTTTATTTACTCCAATAGAATCAGATAGGGATATGTTATCCGGTTCTTCACAACTATTCATAGATTTCTTGAATCAGATTGAAGGTTGGAAGACTAAATGTAAGAATCTACATTGGGCAGCTCCTAAAAAGAATATACATGTATATCTTGATGAGTTCCTTGAAATCCTATCAGACTACCAAGATAGTCTTGCAGAAGGTTACATGGGCATCCTAGGTAAGATGCAGCCTAATGCTATCAAAGGCACTTCAAGTGATACATTGAATGCTTACACATTTATAGCAGAGGTTAAATCTGCCACCTTAGCATTTTATGCTAAGATACCACAGGATGTTATCTATAAGGGTATTACTTCAGAATGTGAGACTTTCATTCAGAACATCAACAAGTATGATTACTTGTTCCACTTATGTGATATAAGACCATATTAAGACACCGTCCCCTTAGTGTTAAGGGTTAGCAAGCTTGTCTTGTAAACAAGAAGAGAAGGTTCAAATCCTTTAGGGGACTCACAAGTTACTAAAAGCTGTCTTATCTACAGTGAGAGAGTAACACTCAATGCTACTAGATAAACCTCGGCAGGAGCTGACCTGCGCCACTGAAATTAAAAAGCTCAATGAGGTGTAGGTGATTGAGGGTGCAAGTTAAGGTGATACTTGCAATGCCTAAGTACCAGTTACCCAAATCTTAGGCTCTTGTAGATATGGTGTTAGCGGTAGCATATGACATTGCCAATGTCAAGGGGTCAGTTCAAGTCTGATTATCTACTCAATGTGGGATTAGTGTAATGGTAACATGTAACCCTTCCAAGGTTAATTTGACAGTTCGAGTCTGTTATCCCACTCTAACATCGCGGAGAGAATTGGTATTCAATCCAGTCTCATAAGCTGGACTCCAAGTGTTCGATTCACTTCTCCGCAACTAGTTTAAATTGATATGGAAAAGAGTAGAATGACAAGGACTAAGATAGAGAAGGGCCAAGAAGTGCATCAGACTATGCATGCTTTGACTGCTGATAATCTTAGGGGAATTGTGAAGGAAGCCAATTCCTTAGGGATTAAAAGGGAAGATATAGTCTCTCTCTTAGAGGAAAGAGGTCAGTATGTATTAATATACTATTATGGAGGAGAAGCTTAATTTAGTAGAGAGAGCATTGATGAGTGAGGAGGAGTTCAAGAAGTATCTGAGAAACAAGGCAGATATAGTAGAGGACCCACTTACAGAGACTCTTAATTTAAGAGATTATAGAGCTGTTGGTAAGTTTAAATCAATTAGGAGAGCCATAAGAAGAGGGTTAGTATCTCCTTCAGGCACTATATGTCCTAAGAGACCTTTCAATAACAGAGCTAATACTAGCAGAAGGAAAGGGCACCACAGCAGAGTAATGAATGAAGTAAAGAAGTCAATATATGAGCAACTCAAACACAGAAGGGCAGAATACCTATAATGAGGAGCCTGTTCTATATTGCAAGCATTGTTTATCCTTGAAGGTGAGATTTGTACCTAGGATGAAGGATTCGGATTATTGTGATGAGTGTGGCTCTACTGATATTGGGGAGTGCTCAATAGAAGAGTGGGAGACTAATTACAGGAACAGATACGGACACAAATATTTGGAAAACTATTAAATATAAAATGATATGGGAGAAAAGGAAGAACTTAGGCAGGAACAGCCATCTAAGATGAGTTATGAACAGTTGGAGAATGTGGCTCATCAATTGAGTGAACAAGTTAAGCAGTTGTACATGAGCCTTCAGAAATCTAATCTGGAGAATACATTCCAAAGACTTAACTATTTATTTAAGGTGGTAGAAAATGGTCACGCATTTAAGCCGGATTTCTTGAATAAGTGTACAGAGGAAATTGAAAATATAATGGCAATTCCTGAGGAGGAACAAGAGAAAGCAACTGACAAAGCTGGAGAGTAATGCCATATAAAGACGCTCTCAAAAATAAGGAGTATAAAAGGCAATGGTACATAAGAAATAGAGATAGATTACTTGAAAGAGCAAAGATTTCATATCATAATAATCCTGCTCCAAAGATAGCACAATCAAGGAAATATAGGGAAAATAACCCCTCAAAAGCTAAAGAATACTATAAAGATAATAGATTAAAGAATATAGGACTAGTCTTAAGTAGAAGAGATAAAAATAAAGAGGAGGCTATTCTTTCTAAAGGTGGAAGATGTGAGATATGTGGATTCAAATATAATGGCAAAAATGCTGCTTGTTTCGATTTTCATCATATTAACCCAAATGAGAAGAGATGTAATCCTTCTACTGCTCTGAGACTTTCAAAAGAGAGGAGGGATGAGGAACTTTCAAAGTGTCTATTAGTGTGTGCAAATTGTCATAGATTAATACATAATAGCAGTCATGATAAGTGAGAGACCTAATAACATAATAAGGATACCAACTTCACTATCAGTGAATTTCTTCAAGTTGTGGCTCATGTTCCTAGAACCTTTTCATAAGTTAACCAAAAGAGAGATAGATGTTGCTGCATCTTTTGTGAAGCAAAGATATGAACTCAGTAAAGTTATCAAGGACAGTGAAATACTTGATAGGGTTACAATGAGTGAGGATACAAAGAAGAAGGTGAGGGAAGAGTGTAATATTACTCTTCCACACTTTCAAGTAATTTTGGGTAAATTAAGGAAGAACAAAGTCATAGTAGATGGCAAGATAAATCCCAAATTCATCCCTAATATTAATGCAGATAATGATGCCTTCCAGTTGTTATTACTCTTTGAGTTAAAATGATATATTCTGATATAATTGGTAATGTTTCCAGTGAGTTGAACCTGCCTGCTAAGCTAGTAGATAGAACATACAGGGCATTTTGGTTATTCATTAACCAATCCATACAATCCTTGCCATTAAAGGAAGATATTGATGAGGAGGATTTTGCTAAGTTGAAAACAAACTTTAATATTCCTTCATTAGGTAAGTTGACTTGTACCTATGATAGAATGTTGGGAGTTAAGAAAAGGTTTAAGATTATAAAACAGTTAAGGGAGAAGAAATGCTAAAGGTTAAAAAGATAAGGCCAATGTTCACTGCACTTATCACTACTATGAACAAGTATGAGCATGATGTAGTGACTGAAGGTGGACTTATTGATACCACAAAACAGCAAGGAGGGTTAAAAGAATACCAGACTGTTCTTGCAGTGGGAGATTCAGTAAGGAATATAAAGGTTGGAGATTTGGTTTGCATAAACCCAACAAGATATGCAGTCAAACAGCATAGAGAAGGTACACTAAAAGATGGAATTGTAACTGATAATCCAGTTATCAAATACAACTTTGATGTTGTTGAAATGGATGGACAGCAATGTCTACTCCTTCAAGACAGGGATATAGACTTTGTGGTAGAGGAGTGGGAAGAAGTTCCTGACCCTACTCCATCTCCAATTATCCAACCAGACAAGAAAAGACTAATTGTATAATACAAAAGAGTATCAGGAATACTATTCTGATACTCTTTTTTTTTTACCAATACTTTATGATAAAATTATTCAGATACGAAGGATATAAGATAATAATATCTGAGGAAGCTCTTGCCCTAAAGCCATTCAAGCGAATTTGGCAAAGAGATAGGACTGTTAACAAGGATAAGGCAATCGCAGAATTGGGATTTATATATTTTTTCTGTGACCCTAGAAGTGATTACCAATATCTTGTTGATGAGGATGAGAGAAAGGAAGCTATTAAAGAGGGAGAAGGTATGCCTCCCAAATGGGAGCCTGATAAAGTAGTAAAGGATGCTATGGAGTTTTACATGTCCTTTAAGCCAATCTCCGCTTTACTTCTTGAAGACACGAGATTCATGGTTGATAAGTTCAGGGCAAAGCTTAGGAGCATTGATTTTGACAGTCTTGAAGTAAAGGAATTTAAGGAGATTACCAGCATTGTAAAGCAGATTACTCCACTTGTCAAGGACTTGGATGAAGCAGAAAAGGCCCTCAATTCAGAAATAAGAAACTCAGGAAAGATGAGAGGTTCAGGAGAGAAGACAATATTTGAAGATGACTTAGCAATATAATTATGTTAGAACACTTTATAGAGGGACTTAATAATCATATTAAGGGAAGAAGAGAAGTTTTAGACATTCAGACTACAGGCCATTTGGTTTTGCAAAGAGAGATTATCCCACATAGTACTTTTAAGGTTTTGAAGACTTATAAGTATACTGTTTGGTTTGTCAAAGATTTCAAGACATATGAGGTACTTACACTAAAGCATACAGTAAGGTCTCTTACTGGTCAGGAAGAGTCTGTGAATAAGGATATGAGTGTCACATTATCTGAAATGTTGTTTAATTGGGTAGGTTCATCATTCTATGATGAAGTCATAAGGGGAGAATATAATGGAATTTCAGAGGATTAAAATGAACAAATATCAGACTGGGCTTACTGAGGAATTGGTTAATAGCCTTCCTCAGGAAGTTCAGGACCAATTATTTGATATTATAAATAATGTAGAGTTTGTTAAGAGACTGATAAGTCCTACAAGAGAATATGCCAAAGACAGGCCAAGGGATGATAGGGGTAGAATTATTGTAGATTTAGCCAATCCCCATATACTTGAGAATATGGATTACTTCAGGCCATCTGCCATACATTATGAGAAGTATGGTACATTTACCAACCTTAGACCTAATGCCAATCCTAATAGTGAATATGGTAAGTGGATAAGAGAAGAGAGAAGAAGGATTTGGGATGGATATGTAAGGGAATCTGATGGAGAATGGGTTACAGGATATTTGTATTGGTTCCTTAATTATTCTCCTATGATGCTATCCAAGATTAGGGAGTACAAAGATAAGGATGGTAAAAAGAGGAAGTCAAAGAGAGCAGATAGAGTAGAGTCATTACCTGAGTGCTGGGAAGGTATATATTGGAGATTCCATTGCTTAGACCAAGCATCAAATGGTGGCCTTTACAACAAATTTGAAGGAGGTCAGCACATGGCTGAGCTTGCATCCAGAGGTAAAGGTAAGTCATATAGTCTTGCATCAATTCTCAATCACATATTTGTAGTGGGTGAGAACGAGGAAGCACATGAGAAAGTAAAGGGTATAGTAACTGCTTATCAGAAGGAGTATCTAACCAAGGATGGTGTACTCAATAAGTTTGTAGATATGGCTAACTTCTGTGCAACTAATACTCAGTTCCCAAGAAAGAGATTAAAGAACTCTTTACAGGAAATGACTTGGATAATGGGGTATAAGGATGTGGAACTGGACATCGAAAGAGGTACCCAGAATACAGTCTTAGGTGTATCATCTAAGGATGATGAATCTAAGTTGAGAGGTAAGAGAGCTGCCAAGATTCTTATCGAGGAGTTTGGTACTTTCCCTAGACTTGTAGACCTATATAATGTATTGTTACCTTCAGTACAGGATGGTGATATTATCTTTGGACAAATCTATATGTTAGGTACTGCTGGTGATAATGAATCAGACTTTGCTGGTGCCCAAGAGATTATGTATAATCCAAGGGGTTACAATATGTATGCCTTACCTAATGTGTTTGATAAGTATAATCAGGGTAAGCCTTATTTTGTGTTCTTCTTCCCCGGTTATGTAAACAGAAAAGGATGCTACAATGAAGATGGGGTATCTGATATTATCAAGGCACTGATTGAGATTCTTATGAACAGATACAGGGTAAAGTATAATTCTACTGACCCTAATACCATTATCAAGACTATTGCTGAGGTCCCTATTACACCTGCTGAAGCTATTGTGAAGACAGGTGTAAACATGTTCCCTGTAGCTGATTTGACTGAAAGAATAGGTCAATTGGATTCCAATCCTACAGAATATAATGATGTCTATGTAGGTGATTTGGTATTTGGCAAGGATGGCCAAGTGGAGTATAAGCCTACTTCTGCACAGCCTATCAGAGATTTCCCACATAAGGATAATAAGATTGAGGGAGCTATCGAGATATTTCAGATGCCTGAGATTGATAAGAATACCAACAAACCTTACAATGACAGGTATATATTAGGTGCTGACCCTTATGATGATGATGAGTCAAATACTATGTCATTAGGTTCCATATTTGTATTGGATTTGTGGACTGATAGAATAGTAGCTGAGTACACAGGAAGACCTTCTTTTGCAGATGATTACTATGAAATTTGCAGAAAACTGTGCCTCTTCTATAATGGTAGACTGAACTACGAGTATAACAAGAAAGGCTTATTTTCTCACTTCTCGACAAGAAATAGCCTTTATCTGCTTACAGATGTGTTGGATTTCTTGAAGGAGAAGCAGATGATGAAAGATGGGATAGGTAATAAGAGTAAAGGTACTAATGCCTCACCTGCCATAAATGCCTATGCAAGAAGTAGGTTGAGAAGTTGGTTACTGTCCCCAGTTCCTGTTATTCAGACTATTGATGGAGAAAGTAAGGAAGTAATGGTTCCAAGACTGTTTACTGTAAGAAACAGGGCACTATTAAAGGAGCTTATCAACTACAACTCTGAGGGTAACTTTGATAGGGTATCAGCTATGGGAATGTTGATGCTCCTCAGAGAAGATAAAATGATAAAGTACCAAGGTAATGTGGGTAGGGACAGGCAAGAGAATGCTGAAAATAGCTATGATGGAGAAGACCCATTCTTCAAGAGAAATTACCATCCTTGACCTTGTCAGTAAATTTAGTAAAACGGGAATGGACACTTAATAAATTATTTATATACTTGCATGGGATTATATTTTTATTTAACTTTGCAAAGTAACTAGATTGAAGTATATGGAAGAGAAGTACATAGTATACCTACATATAAATAAGACAAATAATAAAGTCTATGTAGGAATAACCCGTTCCACGAAGAATCCTAATAGGAGATGGAGAAATGGCATAGGGTACAAAGAGACTTCTTTGATATATAAGGCTGCTCTGAAATATGGATGGGATACTTTCAGTCATGTAATACTTTGCAAGACTACAAAAGAAAGGGCATGCCTATTAGAGCAATCTCTTATAAAGCTCTATAAGAGTAGAGGACTAAGCTATAACATAGGATTGGGAGGAGAGGGTGCTGAATCCTTTTCAGATGAAACTAAGGAGAAACTTAAACAGTATACTCCTTGGATTAAGGGTAAGCATCATACTGAAAAAGCTAAGAAGAAAATAAGTGAAGCAGGAAGAAGACCTTGTTCTGAAGAGACTAAAAGGAAAATTGGTAGAGCTAACAAAGGCCATAACAATGGCATGTATGGTAAGCATGTTTCTGACTATGTGAAGAAATTAATATCTGATAAATTTAGCAAGCCTGTACTTCAATTGGATTTGAATAATAACATTATTAATAGATTTTCCTCTGCTTCAGAGGCAGAAAGGTACTTAAATGGTAGAGGCAGTCATATAGGCTGTTGCTGTCTTGGCAAGAGGAAAACTGCTTATGGATATAAATGGAAATATGAGTGATTTTATACAACTTCCTCCACAGCAGTTACCTTTTAGCAAAAAGAACAGAAAGTGGAGGAAACAAATTTTGGATTGGGCAGATAGTAAGACCTTCTTCAATTATAACCTAGTCAGAAAATCTGTAGTACATAAGAAGATTAACTACGACCTTCTTAATGGCAAGCTTCATATGAGTGACCTTGAGATGATATTGAATCCTGAAAAGATACAGGCAGGTTTTATACCTAACAGGATTCAACATTATCCCATTATGAACAGTAAGTTAAATGTACTGAGGGGGGAAGAGAGCAAAAGAGCTTTTGATTGCAGGGTAGTGATAACTAATCCTAATGCCATCTCTGAGATAGAGAATAATAAGAAACAGGAATTACTACAAAGACTGCAAGAATGGGTCTCAGCCTCTTATCAATCAGAAGAGGATGCTGCTAAGGAGCTTGAGAAAATAGGTGACTATTACACCTATGAATGGCAGGATATTAGAGAAATCAGAGCCAATGCCTTGTTGAATCATTATAAGAAGGAGTTGAATCTGCCCTTGATTCTCAACCAAGGGTTTATAGATGCAATGGCAACAGGAGAGGAAATGTACCAATGCGACATAGTAGGAGGAGAGCCAGTTGTTGAAAGGTTGAATCCCATGAAGGTTAGGATATTCAAGTCAGGATATAGCAATAGGGTTGAGGATGCTGACATGATAATCATTGAGGACTATTGGAGTCCCGGCAGGGTTATTGATACTTTCTATGATGTATTGACAAAGAAGGATATAGAGTACATAGAGAAGATACCTGACCATGTAGGACAGGCTGCTGTAGACTCTATGGGCAATGTTGATGAAAGGTATGGATTTGTCAATAACTACATGATTGGGGATGAAATAGATACTGAAGCAGAAGGATTCTTTTGGGACCCCTTAGGAGGATATGATGGCATAGCCAATTCCTTATTACCCTTTGATGTTGCTGGAAATATCAGGGTACTTAGAGTATATTGGAAGTCAAGAAGGAGAATAAAGAAGATAAAAAGATATGACCCTCAAACAGGTGAAGAGATATTTAACTTCTATCCTGAGACCTATATAGTAGATAAGGATGCTGGTGAAGAAGAGCAGATATTTTACATAAACGAGGCTTGGGAAGGAACAAAGATTGGCACTGACATATATGTCAATATGAGGCCAAGAGTAGTTCAATACAATAGACTCAGTAACCCTTCAAGGTGCCATTTTGGAATCATAGGCTCAATTTATAATCTGAATGACAACAGGCCCTTTAGCTTGGTAGATATGATGAAGCCATATAATTACATGTATGATGTTATACATGACAGGCTTAATAAGCTACTGGCAAGGAACTGGGGAACATTATTAAGACTTGACTTTGCCAAAAAGCCTAAGGGTTGGGATGTAGAGAAGTGGTTGTACTATGCAAAGACTATGGGTGTTGCAGTTGAGGATAGCTTCAAAGAAGGTAACCTAGGTGCAGCCACAGGAAAAATCGCAGGTGCCCTGAATAATGCATCTACAGGAGCAATTCCTACATCTGACGGTAACCAGATACAGCAGTATATAAACCTTCTTGAGTTCATAAAGATGGAGATGACTGAGGTTGCTGGTATTACTAAACAAAGGGAAGGTCAGGTAAGCAATAGAGAGACAGTAGGTGGAGTAGAAAGAAGTATGGTACAATCCTCATACATTACAGAATGGCTGTTTATGACACATGATGATGTAAAGAGGAGAGTATATGAATGCTTACTTGAAACAAGTAAGGCTGTGTTGAAAGGAAGAACAAAGAAGTTTCAGTATATCCTCTCAGACGGGTCTTTGAAAGTGATGGAGATAGATGGGGATGAGTTTGCAGAGTCAGATTATGGGCTTGTAGTGGATAGTAGTAATGGAATTCAGGAACTGAACTCAAAACTTGATACTTTGGCACAAGCAGCTTTGCAGAATCAGGCTTTGACATTCTCGACTATTATGAAGTTGTTTGGCTCATCTTCACTTGCTGAAAAGCAAAGGCTTGTTGAAAAGGATGAGAGGAATCTACAGGAAAGACAGGCTCAGGCACAGCAACAGCAATTACAGGTACAGCAACAGGAAATAGAGCAAAAGGCTCAATTGGAGCAAGCTAAGTTGCAACAGGAAGATGCCCTCAATAGAAGAGATAATGAGACCAAGATACTGATTGCACAAATGCAGGCTATGAGTAAAGGTAGTGAAGACAGTGATTCTACAGAATTGGAGTACTCACAGGAGGCCAAAGACAAACTACTTGAGCAGATAAGGGAATTTGATTTAAGACTTAAGCTTGACAAGGAAAGGCTGGAGCATGATAAGGAGAAGGCTGAAACTGATGCAAGGCTCAAGGAAAAACAAATAAATAAGCAGAAAGCAACTTCTAATAACAATAATAAGCAATGAAAAGATTTAGAGATATTATACAAGA